TGCGGCTGCCAGATCGTGTACGGGTTTGGAAGTCGACGGGGAGAACAGCGCGGGCCTAGAAGGCCCCGTAATGCCCCCTGAGAGCCCCGTAGACGGACGAACGGTGCGGATCGGTAGACAGCACCGGAGACAAGCGAAGACGGCCGCAGAGCCGTCGCCGGCTGACGCCCGCGTAGGAAGATATTCGTGTGAAGTGCGTCACATTCTACGGGTGAAACGCAAAAGTGGAAGGTTCCTTACCTATGGAGGGGTAAGGGAGCGAGGCTCTGCCGAGCGACCGCACCCCGACATAGGTTCTTGTCGGGGTAGTCGAACGGAGAGAGACTACCCCTTTTAGCGACCTCCGGTCGCCCAGGTAGGTACCGAGCGATGAGTGAGGTACCAGACCGAGGGCGGCCCTTATGGGGGCCGCTCCGAGGTCAGTGGTTGGTTTGGGTAGGTACGTTACGTAAGCATCACTCACCAACAGAACCAGTGGTTACGTAACCGGGTACGTTACGTACGACTAGATACGTAACAGAACCACTAAACCCGTGGCCGCCCGGAAGGCGGCCCGCAGCGGGTTACGTTTGTCAGGTATGTCACTAGGGAGGGAACTTATGGTGTACGCACATGACCACTACTGCAACACCGTCCATGCGGCAGGGCCGGAGCCCTGCCCCGATCCGGGTAGAGGCGAGAGTCAACAGCTGACGATCACCGACGTGATCGACGAGCTTCAGAGGATCAGAGATGAGTTCGGTGACCTCCCGGTGCGAACCGGAGGTCCGGAAGGCGACGAGGTTTGGTCGGTCTGGGTCACCGACCTCGGACCTCTGTCCGCGGTCATCGGGTGAGTTGGGACTCATCTGACCGTCGTGACCGGTTACCGCCCGACTGGCCTCGCATCCGCCGCGAGGTTCTGCGGGCGGCCGGTCACCGCTGCCAGATCCGCTACGCGGACGTCTGTACAGGGATGGCTACCGAGGTCGACCACGTCCGCTACCGCGACGAGGAGTCACCTCTGCAGGTGTCGTGTAGACCGTGCCATGCGCGGAAGTCCGCGATGGAGGGCGTCGCTCAGCGTGCGAAGCTGCGCGCGATGAAGAAGCGGCCACCGCCCCGCCACCCGGGGCGTAGAAGCAACTAGGAGGGACCAGGCGTCCCTGAGCCCAGGAGGCAACATGGGAACCCGAGGCCCGATCCCGAACCGCTCAGACGAGCGGGTTCGCCGTAACAAAGAAGAGTACGGAGAGGTCACTACTCTCCCCGTCTCCGGACCCGTGAAGTCCCCTCCGCTCGGTCTCACCGATCCTCACCCGATCGTCCGAGACCTCTACAACTCTCTAGCCGAGTCGGCGCAAGCCGCGCTTTATCAGCCAAGTGACTGGTCCTATGCGAAGTTCACCCTCCACTTCGCCGACCAGCTCCTGAAATCCTCCAAGCCCTCGTCGCAGATGCTAGTAGCCGTCAATCAGATGCTGTCATCGCTTCTGGTCTCAGAAGGTGACAGGCGACGGGTTCGGATCGAGGTGGAGCGGACGAAGTCAGACGGCCCGGATGCGTCGGTGACGACGATGGGCGAGCTGTTCGAGCGCGCTCTCCGTAAGCCGAAGTCGAGCTAGAGACCGGCGTCCAGATCGTAGATCTGGCGCGCCCCGAGGCCCCGGCTATGCCGGAGCCGACCGCAGTCCCCGGCGGGGTTGAGCGCTCCCCTTCCGGTGCTCCCCCGCTGGGGCTGCCACCAAGACCCGGGCGCAACGTCCCGACTGAGGCGACCTGCCGTGACGACGGCGGCTTTCGTGCTCAGGAACCGTTGCACCAAGTGCTGACCCGGCCCAGCATGGCCGGTGTAGGCGCTTTCCGCCCGGAGGATCGGACCCCCCCCGACAGACGTATGAGCTGCCGGTCTCGTATCCGTCCTCCGGGCCTCAACTTGCCAGGCAGGCGAGACCAGCCAGTAACCAAGAGCGGTCGCCCCTGGCCGGTATGAGCTCCACCGGTAAACGGGCTCACCTTTACACGTAACCTACGAGAGGCCGGTATGACCGTCACGATCACCGCCGACGTCCGCGACGTCACCGGTCAGCCCGACAACCAGCAGTGGGTGTTCTCGACCGTGCTCCGCCAGCAGGACGGCTCGATCCTCACCCAGAAGCAGGTCCGGGTAAACCCGGTGGACGGCGCGCTGAGCGTAGAGCTGGAACCCGGCTTCGCGATCGTCGTCTACGGCGAGTACCGCTGGTTCATCGAGGTGCCGGAAGAGGACTCCCCGCTGTGGCCGCTGATCGCTTCGTCGGTCGCGTTCCCGCCGGACTCCACCGCCGACCTGATCGCCGACACGATCAACGGTTACCTCGACCTGCACCCGCCAGCAGCGGACTGGGACGGGCTGATCGACGTACCGTCCGAGTTCCCGCCCGAGGCCCACACGCACACCTCCGAGGACATCACCGACCTCGATGCCGCGATCGCGGACTACCTGGCCGACAACCCGCCGGAGGCGAGCTCCGTGGCGTGGGACGACGTCACCGGTAAGCCGACGACGTTCACCCCGAGCACGCACACCCACTCGATCGCCAACGTCACCGGTCTCCAGGACGCTCTCGACGAGAAGCTTGACGAGGACGCGGTGGACGCGCGGGTGGCTGTCGGTACCGCGGCGCTGGTTGACTCGGCACCGGACACGCTGAACACGCTCAACGAGCTGGCCGCGGCACTGGGCGATGATCCGAACTTCGCCGCCACGGTGGCGTCGCAGATCGGTACGAAAGCCGACAAGGCCCGCACGATCACCGCGGGCACCGGCCTCACCGGCGGCGGCGACCTGACCGCCGACCGGACGCTGTCTGTCTCGTTCGGAACGTCGTCGACGACCGCGTGCGTCGGTAACGACTCCCGGCTGTCGAACACCCGCACCCCGACCGACGGTTCGGTGACCAACGCCAAGGTCGCATCCGGCGCGGCGATCGCGCTGTCAAAGCTGGCGACCGGCTACGTCGCCGGCTCGGACAACTCCGGTGCCCGGACGCTGACGATCTGGGTCGGGACCGAGGCGCAGTACGCCGCGATCGGCACCAAAGACTCGAACACTATCTATCTCAGGACTGCATAGGAGGTCGCCGTGGCAGGTATGTCACTTGCCACGACGGCTTTCGCGAAAGCCGCGATCGGCTCCACCGAGATTCAGAAGATCAGCATCGGGACCACCGAGATCTGGTCGGCGCACTCGCCCGCGCAGTTCATCGCCGCTAACACCGTGGCGATCGGCACCAACAGCGGCACGGTCACTCTCCCGAGCCACCAGGCCGGGGACCTGATCCTGATCTACGCGTGGGTGGTGAACTCCACTACCACCCCGTCGAAGCCGTCCGCGAGCGGAACGGTCCCCACCTGGATCGACATCGATGCCAGCGCCGGGGCCAACAACTGCGCGTCCCGCATCAGCTACGCGATCGCCACCGGCTCCTCCCACACGTCCGGGACCTGGTCGGCCCCCGCCGGATACATCTCGCTCGCCGCGGTCGTCGTCCGGAACGTACACGCCTCCGACCCGATCGGATCGCACTCGGCGAACGGCGGCAACTCAACTTCGGTCGTGACATCCGCGATCACTCCCGAGGTGACTGATGGTTCGTCGGTGCTTCTTTATCTGCATGGGTGCGCAAACCTTATCGCGTGGGATTCCGCCCCGTCGGGGTTCACCCGGAGGTCGGCGGTGTCCACGGGCATCTTCAACTCGGGTGTTTGTGTAAACACGAAGAACGACACCACCTCGGACGGTTCCGCTACGCAGACCGGTACCACCGGCTCCGGTTGGCGCGCCGCGATCGTCGAGATCAAGGGGACCTGATGCCTGAGATCACAGCGACGGTGTACGACGTCGCCGCCAGGCCCGACGACTCGCACTGGACTTTCTCTAGCGACCTGCGCGAGCAGGACGGCGTGATCATCACGCCCCGCGTCGTACGTGTGAAGCCGTTCAACGGAGAGCTCGCGCTGACCTTACCGCCCGGCCCTGTCCGGGTGGCACACCACCAGGACCGCTGGTTGATCGACGTCCCAGAAGAGGACTCCGACCTGTGGGACCTGATCGAAGCCGCTACCGACTAAGGACTTCATGAACCGCCTTATCACCATGTTCGCCGCTGCTCTTGTGAAGGCGGTCTTCGACTACCTCCGGGCTCACCCCGAGTTCCTGAACCAGGTCATCGACCGGGCTACCGCGAAGATGCCCGACCTCGCTGACCTCGACGACAAGATCCTGGCGAAGATCCCGGATCTGTCCCGGCTGGACGACAAGATCATCGGGCTGTTCCCGGACTTGTCTCGGCTCCCAGAGCAGCTGATCAACGCCATCAACCCGTTCAAGCGCTGATGCCGAGGGTCGTCTACGGGCTGACCCACTCGTCCAACGGGTGGCCGATGCTCAACTCCGATGAGTGCGAGTGGACGAAGATCCCCGGCACGAGCGTCACGCTGCAGATCGCCAAGGGCCAGCCCCTAGCGATCCTGCGCGCGTTCGCTGCGGACTTCCACGCGTACGTCGAGCCGCTGCGCGACGCGGACTCCGCGTGCTGGACTCCGACCAACTCGGTCCCGTCGTCGAACCACCTGAGTGGTACGGCGATGGATCTGAACTGGAACACCCACCCGTTCCAGATCCCGGACGCCGGCTTCGACAGCGCCAAGCTGTCGCGCGTCCGCGAGCTCCTCGCTTTCTACGAGGGCATGGTGTTCTGGGGCAACGATTGGACGTCGCCCAAAGATGCCATGCATTTTCAGCTCGCCAGCCGCCGCAACGGCGGGACCTTCGACACCTACGGGAACCCGGCGGTAGCCGACTTCGTCGCGCGCAAGATCCGCGCGGACGGCTTCTCGACCTTCCGGAGGGGCAACGCCCCGGTGTCCGCCGCCCCTATCCTGGCGGCCGCCACCGGCCTGAGCGAGGCTCGTGCGGCAGAGATCCTGCCCGCGGTTCGCGACGGCCTCCGGGAATCCGAGTGTACGAACGTCAACCGCATCGCGATGTGGCTGGCGCAGATCGGGCACGAGTCCGGGTCGTTCCAGTACACCGAGGAGATCGCCAAAAACGGTCGGTACGCGCCGTACATCGGCCGGACGTGGATTCAGATCACCTGGGACTACAACTACCGGGCGTTCTCGCAGTGGGCGTACGCGTTCGGGATGGTTCCGACACCGGACTACTTCGTCGTGAACTACCGCGAGCTCGCTGACCTGAAGTGGGCGGGCATCGGCCCTGCCTGGTACTGGACGGTCGCCCGCCCCATGAACGCGTTGGTCGACGCAGGAGCGGCTGCCACCTGGAAAGCCGGGAACGTCACCTACCGAGGTTTTGAGGCGGTCACCGCCGCCATCAACGGCGGCACAAACGGACTCGCCGACCGCAAAGCCCGCTACAACCGCGCGCTCGCCCAGGGCGATGCGCTGCTGCAACTACTTCACGAAGAGGACGACTTCTTGTCTGCTCTAACCGACGCTGAACAGCGCGAGTTGCTGGACCTGGCTCGCCAGCAGGCCAAGTACAAGCGCAAGTCCCGCTCGCCGCTGCACTGGCCCCACGAGGGCGAGGTCGACACGATCGCCGGCCTGTCCTGGTCGACGGACGCCAACGTCCATATCCAGCTGGTCGAGAAGCTCGCTGTGATCTACGGCGACCCGGTCTCGATCGCGCTGCTGTACGCGGTGTCGAACTCCGACGATCCGACGAACAACCCCGAGCTGGCGAAGCGCATCTTGAAGCGCGTCAAGCCCGAGGACATCACCGCTGCTCAGGTCCAGATCCAGAAGTGGCTGGCGGCCGAGCAGAAGTTCCATGCCGCTTAAGCTCGGCGACCGGAACCCCACGGTGCGCCGCTGGCGCGAGGTGATGGCAGCTCGGTTCGCCGGGTACGCCCGCATCCACGGACCGCTGCCCACGGACACCGACGAGTTCGGCCCGCGGGCTGAGGCGTGGCAGACCGAGTACGAGTCCCGGACGTTCCAGCCGCTCGACGGGATCGTCTCCGACGACGACCTGCGCGCGCTGGGGATTCCGGCTCCCGAGGACAAGCGGCCGGTGCTGCTGACCGTCTCCGGGACCGGTGTCCCGTGGTGGATCGGTCCTGACGCCGACGTCGCTCGCCGCCTCGGCGATGTGTACCTGTGGCGTCCGGTAGGCCCGCCGTACACCGCGCAGGCGTTCCCGATGGGGCCGTCCGTGGCGAACGGGGTCACCGAGGCTACCCGCATCCTGGAGGAAGAGCGCCAGCGCATCGAGCGCTACGGGCTGTCGATGATCGGCTACTCGCAAGGCGCGATCGTCACCTCCGAGCTGTGGGAATACCACATCAAGCCGGTGACCGGACGACTGCACTGGGTCAAAGACCACGTGCGCGGAGCCGTGACGTTCGGCAACCCGATGCGCGAGACCGGCAAGGTGTGGCCTGACCCGAGCGGTCAGATGCCCTCGGCGAAGTCGCACGGTATCGCTGACCAGCTGATGGCCGACACCCCGGACTGGTGGAGGAACTACGCCCACAAAGGCGACCTGTACACCGACTGCGAGGGCGACTCGGGCGAGATGAAGACCGCGATCTACAAGGTCGTGATGATGTCCCGGGTGTTCTCTGGCCCGGATTCGATCCTGCGCCAGCTTCTGGAGATCGGGGTTAACCCGACGTTCGAGCTGATCGCGCTGATCCGCGCGGTGCTGGACGCTGGTCTGTTCTTCATCCGCGGCACGACTCCGCACACGAACTACAACATCGACCCTGCGACGGACTTTCTGCGCTCTGTGACTTGATACGTAACGAGGAGGTGGAGTGGCGGTTCACTACCCGGAGTCGCTACTCCCCGCCCCGTCGCATATCCAGGGGCCGACCTGGCGGCAGTACGAAGACGGCTCATGGTTCCTGCCTGAGAAGACTCTCGGCTGGCAGATCATCAGCTGGCTGTTCGAGTACGTCAACGCCCCGGACGGTTCCGGCCCCTTTATCCCAACGATGGAGCAGGCACGGTTCCTGGCCTGGTGGTACGCCGTCGACGAGAACGGTAAGTACGTCTACCGCGAGGGCACCTTCCGCCGCATGAAGGGCCACGGTAAGGACCCGCTGGTAGCAGCGATGTCGCTCGCGGAGCTCTGCGGCCCCGTTGCCTTCTCGCACTTCGACGAGGCGGGCAACCCGGTCGGCCGCGTTCGGCACGCGGCGTGGGTCACGATCGCCGCGGTCTCCCAGGACCAGACGAAGAACACGTTCTCGCTGTTCCCGATCATGGTCTCGAAGAAGCTGAAGGCCGAGCACGGTCTGTCCGTCAACCGCTTCATCATCTACTCCGAGATCGGCGGGCGGCTCGAAGCCGCGACCGCGTCCCCCGCGTCGATGGAGGGTAACCGCCCGACGTTCGTCATCCAGAACGAGACGCAGTGGTGGGGCGTAGGCCCCGGCGGCGAGGTCAACGACGGCCACCAGATGGCCGAGGTCATCGAAGGCAACATGACCAAGGTCCCCGGTGCCCGCACCTTGTCGATCTGCAACGCTCACCGCCCCGGCGACGACACCGTCGCGGAGATGGCCTACCTGAACTGGCTGGACATCCTGGCAGGCGACGCTATCGACACCGGTGTCCTCTACGACGCCCTGGAAGCCCCGGCTGACACGCCGGTCTCCGAGATCCCGTTCCCGTCCGACGACCCCGAGGGGTACGAGGCCGGGGTCGCCCAGCTCATGAAGGGCCTGGAGATCGCCCGCGGCGACTCGATCTGGCTCCCGCTCGACGACATCCTGATGTCGGTCCTGACAGCGAAGAACGACGTCATCGAGTCCCGACGGAAGTTCCTCAACCAGGTCAACGCGACTGAGGAGTCGTGGATCGCACCGTCTGAGTGGGATCGCAACCACGACATCAACCTGCCTCCGCTGAGGAAGGGCGAGCGGATCACGCTCGGGTTCGACGGTTCGCTGTCCAACGACCACACCGCGCTCACCGCGTGCCGGGTCGAGGACGGGGCGCTGTTCCTGGTGAAGGTCTGGGTGCCTGAGAAGTACGAGGGCCACAAGGTTCCGCGCCAGGACGTGGACGCGTACGTCCGGTCGATGTTCGAGAAGTACGACGTCGTCGGTATGCGCGCGGACGTCAAGGAGTTCGAGCAGTCGGTCGATGCCTGGGGTCAGGACTTCCGGCGAAAGCTGAAGATCAACGCCTCCCCCGGTAACCCGGTCGCCTTCGACATGCGCGGCCAGCAAAAGCGGTTCGCGCTGGACTGTGAGCGGTTCCGCGACGCTGTTCTGGCGGGCGAGGTCAAACACGACAACAACCCGGTGCTCAAAGCGCACATCACCAACGCGCACCAGCACCCGACGATATACGACGCAATCAGCATCAGGAAACCTGGCAAAGAATCCAAGCGCAAGATCGACGCCGCTGTGACGGCTGTCCTCGCTTGGGGCTCGCGCCAAGACTTCCTGCTCAGCAAGAGCAACACAGGAAAGGGGGCGGGTCTGCTGCGATGACGACTTACCACGAGCACGTCGAGCGACTGCAAGGGCTCCTCGCACGGGACCTGCCGAACCTGCTGGAAGCCGAGGCCTACCGCAACGGGACGCGCCGGCTGAAGACGATCGGGATCGGCGCTCCACCGGAGCTGTCTTACCTGGACGTCCAGCCAGGCTGGGTCGCTACCTACCTCCGCACTCTGTCCGATCGCTTGGACATCGAGGGGTTCCGTATCTCGGAGGATTCCGAGGGGCTCGAAGAGCTCTGGAACTGGTGGCAGGCGAACGACCTGGACGAAGAGTCGGTCCTCGGACACGACGACTCGCTGACGTTCGGCCGCGCGTACATCACGGTCAGCCACCCGGACGTCGAGTCCGGAGACCCCGCGGGTATCCCGCTGATCCGGGTCGAGTCTCCGCTGTATATGTACGCCGAGCTGGACCCGCGCAACACCCGCCGGGTCACACGGGCTGTCCGTCTCTACACGACGCGCGACGACGTCGCGGTCCCGGATCGAGCCACGCTGTACCTGCCTGATGAGACTGTCCCGCTCCGCCGCAACGGCGGGCTAAACGACCAGTGGGTCGTCGACGGGGACGTCATCAAGCACGGGCTCGGTGTGGTCCCGGTCGTGCCGCTGACCAACGACCCGCGCCTCGGTAACCGCTACGGCCGCTCGGAGATCTCTCCGGAGCTGCGTAAGGTCACCGACGCTGCGTCTCGCACGCTGATGAACCTGCAGTCGGCGTCCCAGATCCTGGGCACCCCGCTCCGCGTCATCTCCGGTGTCACCACCGACGAGCTGACCAACGACGGCGAGAACACGACGCTCGACATCTACTACGGACGCATCCTGACGCTCGCTTCCGAGGCCGCCAAGATCTCCGAGTTCAAGGCCGCCGAGCTGCGGAACTTCGCCGAGGAGATGGAGGTCTTCCGTAAGGAGGCCGCGTCTATCACCGGCTTGCCGCCTCAGTACCTGTCGTCCTCGTCGGAGAACCCCGCCTCCGCTGAGGCCATCATCGCCACCGACTCCCGGATCGTGAAGATGGCTGAGCGTAAAGGCCGGATCTTCGGCGGTGCCTGGGAGCGTGCGATGCGGATCGCGATGCAGATCATGGGCCGCGAGGTCACCGAGGAGTACACCCGGCTGGAGACAGTCTGGCGCGATCCGTCGACTCCGACGGTCGCCGCTAAGGCTGACGCTGTGTCGAAGCTGTACGCCAACGGCCAGGGTCCGATCCCGAAGGAGCAGGCTCGCATCGACCTCGGCTACACCGCTACTCAGCGCGAGCAGATGCGCGACTGGGACAAGCAGGAGACCGAGGACATGATCGACACCTTGTACTCCACGACGAAAGCCCAGGCTGACGCCACGCCGAAGCCGACGGTCACCGAGACCAAGACGGAGACGCAGACGTCGCCTTCCGGATTTAACCGGACCAAGACCCGGTGAACCCGGAGGAGTACGCCGCCGCGCAGCTCCTCATCTCCGCCGCAGTAGTCCGGCACGTCAGGAACGTGGCCGGGTTCTTCGCTCAGCCCGCGCTGACGATGTTCGACTGGCTGCGCTTGCTGGACCTGCTGTTCCCCGAGATCCAGCGCCGGCGCACAGAGGCATCGGTGCTCGCTCGCAGGTTCTACGACTCGCAGCGGGCGCAGCACCACCCGGATCTCCCTCGTAACGATCGGCCCCTGGAGGGGACGACGTTCGAGAAGTTCGTCGAGAACATGGACCCGGCTCGTGAGCGGATGCAGCAGGCGGAGACCCGCGGAGACGCGCTGACGCACCTGACGCTCCGCGCGGTGCGCGAGGTGGAGAACGCAGGGCGTCAGCAGATTATCCACGCCGTCGAGAACGACCCGGAACCCCGCGTCTTGCGGGGCTGGGCTCGGGTCGCGACGGGCCGGGAGACCTGCGCCTGGTGCCTGATGCTGATCAGCCGCGGACCTACGTACGTCCGGGCCGAGACCGCTGGTCTCGACCTTGATACGGAACACGCTCTGGAGCTGTTCGAGAACAAAGACCTGGAGACCTACTTCGCTGACATCAGCGGAGAGATCAAGCAGTGGCACCCCGGGTGTGACTGCAAGGTGATCCCCGTCTTCCGGAACGAGGGCTGGTTCGGCAAAGAAGCTGCCGATCGTGCCCTTGATCTGTGGGGAGAAGCCACCAAGGAAGCCATCGCTCTAGAGGACGAAGGCCTCGTCCACAAGAGCGGGAAAAACAAGGGCCAGCCCTTTACTCGTAACGAGCTGGCTATCAACGCCCTTCGCCGTCGCCTGGAGCGCGGCGAGATCTCAGCACAGCAGTACGCAGCACTCGCTGCTTAGCCCGCCAACCCGACCGACCTGCCAGGAGCAGGAGTCGCCCCACGCCCAGGAGGCACAGATGACCGAACCCGCCGACACCCCCTCGACGCCCGAACCCGTAGCTCCCGCTGCCCCGGCTCCGGCGGCCCCCGCTCCCAAGAGCGAGGACCTGCCCGACTGGGCTCGCGAGAAGCTCTCGAAGGCGAACACCGAGGCCGCGAACTACCGAGTTCAGCTCCGCACCGCGGAGACGCAACTGCAGGAGTACGCGGAGAAGCTCGCAGCTCTCGAAGCACAGGCAGCCCAGGCGGCTACCTCAGCCCACGAGCGCCAGCACGACTTCGACCGTCTGGTGACCGCGGTCCAGGCTCTCACCCCCGATCCCACGCCGCTGTTCACGTTCGCGAGCACGCTGCAGGGCGATTCGGAGGAGGCGCTCAAGACGCACGCCGAGACCCTCAAGACCCTGTTCGGACTCAAGAACGGCCCCGTGGCCGCTGTCGACCGCTCGCAAGGCCTCGGCACCGAAGCCCCGAGCAACGACCCTGCGGTGGCCTTCACCGCGCTCATGCAAACCCAACTAGGCAAGTAAGGAGCCCCTGTGGCAACCATTAACGAGCTTGTCCCGAATACCGCGGGCAGCAACCACCAGGGCCGTCTGGCCCACGTCCCCTCCGACCTGCTCCCCAAGGAGATCGTCGGTCCCATCTTCGACAAGGCCCAGGAGAGCTCGCTCGTCCTGCGCATGGGTGAGCAGATTCCGATCTCGTACGGCGAGACGATCATCCCCACGACCGTGAAGCGCCCCGAGGTGGGTCAGGTCGGCGTCGGTACCTCCAACGAGCAGCGAGAAGGCGGACTGAAGCCGCTGTCCGGTACCGCGTGGGACACCCGCTCGGTTTCGCCGATCAAGCTGGCGACCATCGTCACCGTGTCGGAAGAGTTCGCTCGCATGAACCCCTCCGGCCTGTACACCAAGCTGCAGGGCGACCTGGCTTACGCCATCGGACGCGGTATCGACCTCGCTGTGTTCCACGGCAAGTCCCCGCTGACCGGCTCGGCGCTTCAGGGCATCGACACCGACAACGTGATCGCCAACACGACCAACGTTGACTACCTGCAGGAAACTGGCGACCCGCTGCTGGACCGCCTGCTCGATGGCTACGACCTCGTGTCGGCCAACACCGACGTGGAGTTCAACGGCTGGGCCGTCGACCCGCGCTTCCGCGCTCACCTGCTCCGCGCTCAGGCTTACCGCGACGCCAACGGCAACGTGGACCCGAGCCGCATCAACCTGGCCGCTCAGACCGGCGACGTCCTGGGCCTCCCGGCTCAGTTCGGCCGCGCTGTCGGTGGCGACCTGGGCAACGCGACTGACACCAAGACCCGCATCGTGGGCGGCGACTTCTCGCAGCTGAAGTTCGGCTTCGCTGACGAGATCCGCATCAAGATGACGGACACCGCCACCCTGACCGACGGTTCCGCGACGGTGTCGATGTGGCAGACCAACCAGATCGCGATCCTGATCGAGGTCACCTTCGGATGGCTGCTCGGTGACAAGCAGGCGTTCGTCAAGTTCGTAGACGACGAACAGCCCTGACCTTTTCATTTGTCCCGACCTTGATACGTAACGGCGGGGCTCTCTCCGGAGGGTCCCGCCGCCGTGTCGCTACCTGGAGGTTTTCATGACCCACCCCTACAACGGTGCGGTGGTCCGCGGATGGCTCGGCTCGCTCAGCGACTCCGAGATCGTGGCCAAGCTCACCGACCTGACCGGGTTCGCCCCGGCTGCTATGGACGAGGACTACGAGCCGGCTGCTGCTCCTGCCGCCGTCGCTGCTGACGACACCGTCCAAGAGGCTATCGCCAAGCTGGAGAAGCGCCTCGCTGATCTCGAGGCCACTGTCGAGGGCATGGCCTGATGGCATACGCCGAGCCCAGCGACGTGGTCGCGCGGCTCGGGCGGCCGCTGACCGATGACGAAGAGACCCAGGTCGAGACGTTCCTAGAGGACGCCGAGATCGAGATCCGTTCTCGTATCCCTGACCTGGACGACAAAGCCGAGGACGAGGACTACCTCAAGCGGGTTATCAAGGTCGAGGCCTCCGCGGTCACGCGCCTGATCCGTAACCCCGACGGCTACATCGGTGAGACCGACGGCAACTACTCGTACCAGCTCAACTGGCGGCTGAACACCGGGGCGATCGAGATCACCGACAAAGAGTGGGCTCAGCTCGGGCTCTCCAAGAACGTCGGTGTGCTCAACGTCCGTCCCAAGACTCCGCTGGAGCGCTCGGGTGAATACCCCGCGTTCGGCTCGGTCGAGTGGCAGGTGTTCCAGCAGAGCTCCCCGCTGTACTGGGGCTACTGATGAGCGGGCTCCTGGACGACGGGGCTAACTACGAGCCCGTAACGGTGTACCCCGAGGTGACTCGGAAGGACCGGCTGGGCAACGCCCTGGTCGGCCCTTCTCCCACCGGCGTCGAGACAGTCGCTCGCTTCCAGATCCAGAACCAGTCGGGCACGTCTGCCCGTCGGGCGGAGATGGACGACATCGGCGACATCACCGAGCAGGTCTACACGATGCGGCTCCCCCGGTCTTTCACGACCGAGTTGAAGTCCGGGTCCGAGGTCGTGTGGCGCGGTGAGCGCTGGGGTGTGTACGGCGACCCTCGTCGTTACAACGGCTCTCGCCGCACCGCCCGCCTCGAATACGTGGTTCGGAGGTTCTGATGCCTTTGTACTACGGGCGATCCGGTCTGAACAAAGTCGTGTCGCACCTGCCCGGTGTGGTCCACGAGATGCGCTCCGAAGCTGACGAGGTCGCTGACCGGGCGAAGGCCAACCTGGCTGCCGCTCGTGCGAGCACGCAGTGGGAGAAGATCCACGGCCCGGACCATCTGACGAAGATCACTCGGACCAACGGCTCGGTGGATGCCTACGTCAACATGGAGGCCCCTAGCCCCGAGTCGATCGAGTACGGCCACTACCCGTCCGGTGTCTTCGAGCCGGAGAAGTACGGCCGCGTCACGAAGGCTCCGCAGGGGCTGTACATCCTCACCGGTGCCGCCGGGTTCGGCGGCCAGACCGCTATCTCTACCGGCGCTAAGCGCGGGAAGAGGGGGTAGCGCATGGCTGGCAAGCTCCCGATCGTCGGTGAGGTTCTCCTCCCGATTCTCCGCGGCCACGAGGACCTGTCCGAGCCGATCAGCACTGTCCCGTCTCTGACGGGTGTGCATGTCGGGACGTGGGTCGAGGACATCGACTCCCGCACGTTCCCGCTGATCACCGTCCGTCGCGTAGGCGGTACCCGCAGCCCGGAGCATCCGACGCTGTTCACTCAGCCGGTGGTCGAGATGACCGCTTACTCAGCGGCTGACCTGCCCACTACCGAGCAGATGTACGAGGACGCCCTAGAGGTCTTGTACCGCGCTGCACGTCTTCAAACCAAAACGCCAGCCGGCTATCTGCATTCGCTGACCGAGACCTTGGGTGCGTCCCACGGCCCGTCACCGTTTGACCGGACCTGGCGCGTCTTCGGCCTGATCCGACTCGGCATCCGGCCCCCTAAGAACTAAGGAACCAAATGGCACTGAAAGATGATGCCGTCCTCATTGCCGCGCGGGGGTACGTGTACACCGCTGCGGTCGGCACGGCGGCACCTACCCCTTCTCAGCTCAAGCTGATCGACCTGGAGCACCCCGAGGCGTGGGACCGCACCGGCTGGGAGCTCGTCGGACACACCTCCGAGGATGATCTGCCCGAGTTCGGCTTCGACGGCGGCGACTCCGAGGTCCGCGGCTCGTGGCAGAAGAAGAAGCTGCGCGAGGTCGAGACCGAAGAGATCGCGGACTACGTGGTCATCAACCTGACCCAGTTCGACGAGTCGGCTCTGGAGCTGTACTTCGGTCCGAACCAGTCGGCTACCCCCGGCATCTTCGGCGTGAAGTCCGGCTCGGTCGTGAACGAGCGTGCGCTGCTGATCGTGATCGTCGACAACGACGTTCGCCTCGGCTTCCACGCCCGTAAGGCTTCGCTGAAGCGCGAGGACGCGATCTCGCTGGCGACCGACGAGTTCGGCGCTCTGCCGGTGCGCGCGACCTTCCTCGACTATCAGTCGTACAACCTGTACGAGTGGATCGAAGAGGACTGGTTCAACGCCGTTGACGCGCCGGTCGTGTACCTGCTCGATCTGGGCGGCGCTACCGGCGGTGACTACACCCTGTTGGTCGGTGGTAAGTCCACCGGCGACATCGCCTACAACGCCAACGCTTCCGCGATCAAGACCGCGATCGGTGCCGTCGATGACGGTGTTGCCGAGTCTGCGTGGACGGTCACGGCCGACGGCGCGGACTTCGAGATCTCGGGTCCGCTGGCTGTTGCGCTGGGCGTTGACAGCACCACGGGCGGCTCCGGCGTAACCGTCGACGTCGCCTGATTCGAACTTGACACGTAACCCGTGTCAAACGGGGAGCCGCCTGCACACCTTGGCGGGCCTTGGGCGGCTCCCCACCTCCCGCTTTACCTAGCCCGCCACCAATCGAAAGGCCTGCCACCTATGAGCACGATTCTCAACCTGGACAACATCCGAGAGGAAGCCGACCGCGAGTTCGGAGCCCCGGTACCGATCCAGCTCGACAAAGACACCGTCGTCCACCTCCGCAACGCGATGCGCCTCCGCAAGGACGTACGCAAAGACGTGCTGAAGCAGCTGGACATCATCAAATCGGTCAACGACAAGTCTTCCGATGACACCACCGAGGCAGACGTCGACAAGCTGACAAACGCTGTGTTCAAGATCCTCAGCCTGGCCGCGGGCCGGGACTCCAAGACGCTACTCGACGCTATCGACGAGGACGTCGCGGTCGCCACGAAGATCCTCAACCACTGGCTGGAGGAGACGCAAGCGGGGGAAGCCTCCAGCTCGGAGGACTGATCGACGACTACGGCGACGCCTTGTACGCGGACTTCCGGTCCGAGTACCACCTGAACCTCGCGGATCTGTTCGATCCCACCTCCCGGCTCGGACCTATCCAGGTCCTGGCGCTTATCAAAGAGCTGCCCCGGGAGGGCAGGTTCTGGTCCGAGAAGCAGGGCGGGCCTCAGTTCCGCGGCTGGGACGACCAGACGTACACCACCGCGGCGCTGGTCAACGAAATCCGAGCACTCAAGTTCATGTACCTGCTGGCGAACACGCCGAAGGACAAACGCCGCAGGCTGTCGCAGCCCGAACCTTTCCCGGTTCCCCGCGTGAAGCCGCACAAGGCGAAGAAGTACAAACCCGGCTCGTTCGGAGCCGTCGCGGCCATGCGTATGGCTGCTTCCCGCAATCGGAAGGCCCAGGCAACGGGCAGATAGTGAGGTAGCTCGTGGCTGCAGGGAAAGAGGTCGGCCGCCTAAGTATCAAGGTGACCCCTGACCTCGACGGGTTCTACCGAGAGCTGAAGCAGGCGGTCGAGGCCGCCGAGCGGATGAAGGCCAAGATCCCGGTCGAGCCTGACATGGGCAACTTCCGGCAGGAGGTCCGGGCTGGGATCGCCAACCTCCCCGAGGCCAAGGTTAAGGTCAACGCCGACGTCAGCCAGTTGAGCAAGCTGCGTGCCCGACTCGCCACCTCCGGGGGCGGGTTCGGCGGCGGCGGAGGTGGGGGGCTCGGCGGGTTCGCCGACACCCTGGCGCTGGTCGCTGCCGTAGCTGTTATCGCGGCCCCGGCTCTGGCCCTGATCTCTGGGGCACTGGTCAGCCTTCCCGCGATCATGGCGTCTGTCGCTACGCCGATCGGCGTTATCGCACTGGGCCTGGACGGCATCAAAAAGGCTGCCGAGCAACTGGCGAAACCGCTAGAGGATCTGAAGACCAACATCAGCGGCGTCTTCGAGGCCCGCCTGACCCCGGTCTTCGGGCAACTCGGGACGCTGTTCCCGATGCTGAACCGCTCTCTGCCCTCGGTCGCCAACGGCATCGCTGACATGGCGCAGGGGTTCACCGATGCGGTGACCTCTCTCCCGGGCATGGTCCGGATCGAGAACACGATCGGCAACATCGGAAAGTTCCTGACGAACCTGAAGCCCGGTGTTGACGGGTTCACCCAGGGGCTGCTAGGCCTCGCGGAAGGCGTCACCAACCGATTCCCTCAGCTCGGGGACTTCATCAGCAACGCAGGCAAGTCGTTCAGCGACTGGGTCAACGAGGTCGCCGGTAACGGGAAGCTCGACTCAGCGATCACCAACTTCGGCAGCACGCTGAAAGAGCTGGGCGGGATCATCGTCGACCTCGCGAAGCAAGGCTTCGAGTGGCTGGCAGACCCGGAGTTCGGCGACAAGATGACGAACTTCGCCAAGAACCTCCGGAAGGTCGTCAACGACATCCTCCCCGACCTGGAGTCGCTGTTCAGCGGGTTTGCCGCGCTGATCGACACGCTGGTCAAGGCCTACGACAAGCTCAAGGGCCGCGGCGAGAACCTCGACGGCCCGGACCGGGTGAAGCCGGAGACCATCGGTCCCGAGTTCGACGGAGTCCGGATTCTCAAGGACAACCCGATCTCGCGCGCGTGGAACGAGTCCAAAGAGAGCTTCCTCGCGATGTCCGAGGTCATCGAGAAGCAGCTCGCCACGGTGTTCACCACGATTGCCGCTCACGCCACGGTCGCCTGGAACAACATCAAGAACACCGCCTCTCAGGCGATCATGGGCATCACCACCGCGTTCTCCCTGCTCCCCGGGTTCTTGTCAGGCACCTGGAACGCGATCACCACGTCGTTCTCGACGGTCTGGCTGCGGATCACCACAGCCGCTCAGGCGGGTGCTCGCTCGGTGCTGACCGCTATCAGCAGCTCTTTTAGTTCTATCGGCTCGATCATCTCCAACGCGTTCTCTGTCGCTGTCAACGCTGTCCGTGACGCGTTCAACCAGATGGTCTCGGCGGCTGTCGAGGGCGCTGCCCGAGTCCTGGCCGAGATCCAGGCGCTACCCGGGAAGATCGCTGCAGCAGCCGGTAACTTCGGCTCGGCCCTGGTGGCCGCGGGTAAAGCCCTGATGGACGGACTGTTGTCCGGTATCAAGGCAGGCCTGGAGTCGGTGCTCTCGTTCGCGTCCGGCATCGCCGCCAAGATCGCTGCGGTCAAGGGGCCTCTGCCCAAGGACCGGAAAGAGCTGATCCCCGCAGGCGAGGCCCTGATGGAGGGCCTCGGTACCGGCCTGGAGAACGGGCTGGACCCGGTTCTCGACCGGGCCAAGCAGATGGCCAAGCAGATCTTCGAGGCGTTCAAGGAGACGTTCGGCACCGCTCCCGGAGCCGTAGCCTTCAACCTCGGGGGCGGTACAGCCGCTCTGCAGTCCAGCCTCGGTGATGTCCAGACCTCGCTGCAGTCGACGCTCGATACGTCGCAGGAGCTGAACAAGTCGTTCGCCGAACCGATCGCGGGAGCCGCGGACGGCTCCTCGCTGCTCAGCGACGACATGAAGCAGCAGATCAAAGACGTCCAGGATCAGATGGACCTGCTCGAACTGCAGAGGAAGCAGCTCAAGGTCCAGAAGAACGAGGCCGGGTCTAAAGAGGACAAGGCAGCGATCCAGGAGCAGATCAACGCGCTGCAGGCCGAGAAGGACAAGCTGGCGCTCCAGAAGGACCAGCTCAAGATCCAGCAGAAGCAGACCGGCGAGATGGGCGAGCAGAAGACGCTAGCCCAGTTCCTCGGTGAGCAGTTCGCTTCGACCTGGCAGCAGGGTACCGACGCTGTCGCCGGGTTCGCCCGGTCCAACCTCGACCAGGCGATGAGCGACCTCGGCATCGGCGGAGGCGCGATCACCAACGGTCTGAACGCTGGTCTCGACTGGGGAGTGCAGGCGCTTGGAAACGTCATGAACATCCAGGTCAACTCGGTTGACGACGCTATCGCGGTGAAGAACAACGAAGTGAATAAGCAAGCGCTCACTTACACACGCCGCTAACTTGAAACGTAACGAGGAGTTACATGGCTTCCAGACTGCTGGACCCCGATACCCTCGTCGAACTCGAAGGTGTTAACGGTGAGTGGTTCGACCTCACCAACGGCACCGAGGGGATCTACCTCGCTACCGAGGTGACGGGTCTGCTCGACCCGCCGGTGAAGGCGACGTACGAGGAGCCGGGGAACTTCCCCGGCGCTCGGTACCTGAACCACCGCGTCCTGCGACGCGACCTGGTGTTCGGCGTCGAGATCCTCAACGACGAGAACGACGAGACCTGGCTGCGCCGGGATTCGGCGTGGCGCAAAGCGTGGTCGTTCAAGCGCGACGCGAAGCTCCACATCACCACCGGAGAGTCCGGGCACCGCTACCTGAAGGTGCGGCTGTTCGAGTCCCCGACGACTGACATGGTCACCGACCCGCGCGGTCGGGAGGTCAACATCACGAAGATGGTCGTCGTCGCGGGCGACCCGTTCTGGTACGAGGACGATGTCGTCTACCCGATCGAGGTCCAAGAGGACACGACGTTCGACCCGAACCCGTTGCCGTGGCCGTGGCCGCAGCCGGAGCTTCCGGTCGAGGACATCGAGATCACGGTCCCGAACGCGAACCCGACGGACAACATCATCTGGCCGAAGTGGACGCTGCCCGGGTCGTCGGAGAAGCCTGCCGAACCGTACATCCCCGGTCTGCCGTGGCTCGGTGCTCCGAAGTCTCCGGCCACGCTGTGGACGGTCCCGGACTACAAGCTCGACCTCGACGAGGACGAGGACCCGTCGCTCGGCACCCGACGTATCCGGATGCCCGGGCAGATCGGCGGTCTACGCGTCGAGGAAGTCCAGCAGATCTACATCGACGGACGACCGACCGGCGGCACGTTCAAGATCGGGTACGGCGATGAGTGGACCGAGCCGATCGCGTACAACGCGACCCCGAACGAGGTCCGCGCTGCGCTGATCGCGCTGGCGGGTATCTCCGCCAACGACGTCGAGGTGTCTCTCGGCGGGGCGACGAACGAGGTCCAGACGGTTCGCCTCAGAGGCGGCGCTCTGGGCGGCACGTTCACGCTGTCGCTGGGCTCGGAGACCACGGTCGGTATCCCGTTCAACGCCTCCGACGCCGACCTTCAGGGCGCGTTGGTGGGGCTGGATTCGATCGGCTCCGCCGACGTCAGGGTGAAGTCGACGAAGATCAACGAGGTCCAGCTGGTCGAGCTGGTCGGGGAACCGACCTCGGGTTCGTTCACGCTGACGCTCGACGGGCAGACCACGGCTCCGATCGCGTACAACGCGACGCCGGCTACGGTGGCGGCCCGGATCGCGGACCTGCCGAACATCGACGGTAACTACGTCAAGGTCGAGGGTCTGAACGAGTGGTTCTACTCGCCGTACCGCATCACGTTCGGCGAAGCCCAGAGTCAGGGCGTCATCACCGACATCATCTCGGGGATCATCGATTTCATCGGCGGCTTGTTCGGCGGTAACGCCTCGGGCAAAGGCGTCGGCGGTATCGACATCGACGAGATGACCGGGGATGTCGGCACGCTCTCGGGCGGTGCCGGGCTCGATGTCCAGGTGACCACCGAGCAGGACGGCGACCGGCTGTACGTCGTGTCGTTCCAGCGCGCTGCTGGCGGTCTGAACCTGCCGCAGCTGGTGGGTAACGCCTCCGGTCTGGAAGGCGACGACCTCTCGATCGAGACCGCTACCAACGTCGACGGCGGTCGCCCGTACGTCGTCCGGTTCACCGACGACCTGCAAGGTGTGGACGTCCCGACCATGACGGTCGATACGGACGATCTGACCGGCGGGTACGAGGTCGGCAGCCGCGTGGTGGTTCTCCGCGAGGGCTACACGTACCCGGCTGAGAACGTCGTCGTCGACTCCGACCCTCGCGAGGAGCAGGTGTCTTCGGAGTCCGGTTCCCCGATCTGGGAGCGGATGAACTCTGTCCGGTTCCTGCACTACATCCCGCCGTACACCGGCGAGGTCACGTTCAAGTTGTCCGTGTCCGGGGCTGTCCCCGGGCAGATTGCCACGCTGCGCCTTCCGCGCGCCTGGTCTCGACCCTGGGGGCTGGAATGAAATACACGCTGCGCGTCTTCGGGATTCCGGTCCTGAGCTTCGAGTCCACGGGCACCGGGGCCGAGGAAGGCTACATCAACCTCACGGGCGGCTCGTTCGAGCTGGCTCCCGAGGAGCCCGAGTACGACGAAGAGTACTACGAGGAAGACCGTAGCGGGTTCGGCTTCGGGGTGAGCTGATGCCAGCTCCCGCCGCAGACATGACGACCCTGGCGGGTCACCAGCAGCTCTGGGACACCGTCATGAAGCGCCGCCAGAAGCGGGAAGACGAGCGGATCGCCCCGCCGTTGATCCGCCTCTGGGACGGCGACTACAAGCTCCGCGGCCAACTCGTCGGGGAGCGCAGCCACAAGTTCGAGTTCATCGAGAACGAGACCGGCACCGCGTCGATCACGATCTCGCTGGACCACTACCTCGCTAAGTGGATCGCGTCCCACAAAGGCCGCGCCCGCCGCAACGTCCACGTCTCGTTCGACAAGCAGGGTGCCCGGTGGACGGGCCGCATGGACCACTACGACATCGTCCGGACCAAAGAGGGCGACGTCTACATGGAGGTCGTGTTCAAGCACGACTACGAAGAGCTCAAGCACATCTACGTGTGGGCGAACCCGTTCCTGCGGCCCGAGTTCCAGTTCCCGAAGCTGTGGGTGATGTTCGGCCCCGCGAAGTGGGCGCTGCTACTGACGCTGTTCGTCAACATCCTCCGCCTGGAGACCTCGCTGTGGACGCTGCCGGACAATCCTCTGGACATCTCGGAGTGGTTCCCGTTCTCGCTGAACCCCGGTAACTGGCGCAACATCGTCAAGCCGTTCCCGTTCCTCGCGGACAACTCTCCGCTGACGATCGTGTTCTCCCGGTTCAAGTCGTTCCACGACACCGCGAAGAACGTCCTGGCCGACTCGCAGCTCACCATCGTGTGCCGCCGGTACTTCCACGGCGAGGACCCGCACCCGTTCGCGGAGCTGTCCGGTGAGCTGGGGCTGCCGCTGATCGAGGGTATCGCCTCGCTGATCCCGCTGCGCCACGGCTGCCTGGTCTGGGACATCGTCGACAATTCCGGTTGGGGTTCGGAGACGGCGTTCGGCGGGTCGCTGCTGACCGGCCTGGTCCGTGCGGTGATGAACATCGCGTCGGACGGCATGACCGAGGGCATCGACATCTACACCGGGCTACCCACCTACCCGGGCGAGTACTACACCCCGGGGTTCCTCGGGACGTACCCGAAGGCTCCGCACGTGGTGTTCATGGAGTCCCCGTACACCGGCATCGAGTCGTCGAAGTTCACGTACACCGAAGCTACGGACACGTCGTTCGTGCTCGGCGGGCAGTCGATGCCCGGGGTGAACGAGACCATCTCGGCCGGCATCAACATGGGCGGCGACTTCCTGACGTCGCTGATCAACTCCCAGCTAGCCACGCTCGGCGCGTTCGGTGGCGCGATCGACCTCCCGCCGCTCGGCGGCATCATGGACGCGGTCGCCCGTCCGCTGTACGAGAACGTGATCCTCGCGTTCATGGAGATTCCCACGCTCCGCGCAGCAGGTCTGAGCCTGCCGATCGCTGGCCTGGAGGACATCGTCACCGGGCTCGGGGATTTCCACTACAACGAGGGCTGGGTCGACGGCGCTGACAAAGCGTTCACGATCTCCGCGATCATGGCGGCCCGCGCTAAGCAGTGGGCTACCCGGGCGAAGCACTCGCACGAGATCCAGGTGTCCGACGCTGCCCCGTACATCATCGGTGAGCGGGGTCACGGGCATTTCTGGCTCGGTGACCGGGTCGGCACCACGGTCCTCGGCTACCCCGATCCGTACACGATCTTCGTGGAGCGGGTCACCAAGCTCACCTACGAGTGGACGTCCGACGGCCCGAAGGGCTGGACCATCACGATCGGTTACAAAGAGCCCGAGGACCCGATCCTCAAGGCGTTCGAACTGATCCAGTACATCAACTCCAACCTCGGACAGCTCGGCATTCTGTAGCAGCCGAGCTTGATACGTAACGAAGAGAGCCCGCCACATGCACAAGCCCCTGACCCAAGAACACGCCGACCCGGACAAGCCGGAGGAAGCCCTCGCCTGGGCTTTCTGGGGACTCCCCCACCCGTCCGGAGGTCACTCGCTGTCTAACCCGGTGATGGCCAAGTACTGGTCGAAGCACTTCACGGAGCTCGGGATTGTGCATGTGGACTCTCTGCGCCGGCTCGCTGACGAGAACGGCAACATCCACGTCAGCAAGCTGCCTCAGCAGACCAAGAAGTTCCAGGCTCCCGCCCGCGGGCCGCGGAGCCACTACAACCCCGCTGCGCAGTGGGTTCCCTCGGATACCCCGGAGCCTCCGAAGTTCCGTGTCCAAGATCCTCGGACGCTCACCCAGCAAGAGCAGCAAGCCCAGCTCGACATCTACAAGCAAATGGGCCTGATTCCTACCGCACCACTGCCGCAGCATCAGGCTGCGGTCGAATGAGAGGCCCGCTTATGCCAGACCTGGAAGACACCCAGCCTTTGCACGTGTCTGACCTGCCTACCGAAGAGATGGACCTCGCCGAGCTGGACACAGGCGGCTTCGAGATACCGCACCTGGGCTGGGACTTGGACAAAGACGGTGACATCGAAGGCATCGAGGAGTACGTCCCCGAGCCTGCGGTACTGCGCGGCGCTGTGGCCGCGGGCCTGGGCTTCGCCGGGTTCGTCCTCGGTAAGACGTTCGACGTCTCGTGGATCGATCAGGCGGTCGCTATCTACGCGGTGGCTGCACCGTTCGTCCTCGGATTCGTGATCCGCCGCCACGTCACCCCTACGAAACGGTGACCGAGGTCCTGGATTGGTTGGCGGTGGCTAGCGGTCCTGCGGGCATCGCGATCGGTATCTACGGCGAGAAGTGGCGCTCCCGGCGACGGGAGCCCGCTGAGATCGAGAAGACCGAGGCGGAGGCCTCGCAGATCTTCGTCGAGACCGCGGTGACTCTGATCGCCCCGCTCAAAGCGGAGATCGCGGACCTGACCGTGCGCGTCAACCAGCTCGAAGAAGAGAACTACACGACCAAGACCCGGCTGCAGCTGTCGATCGATTACATCCGCGTCCTGCAGACGTGGATCAGCAAGCACATCCCGGGACGGAAGCCTCCGGCTCCCCCGGCCGAACTGCTGCTCTGAACTTGATATGTAACGGAGGTCTTAGTGGCTGACGACCAGTGGGTACCTGACGTTCCAGACGGTGCGTTCGTCATCGGCGGCGGTGACTACCGCTACGGCCAGGACATGACCGAGGACATCGCCCGGTCGCTGTTCCAGGTCCCGGACTTCAACCCGGCCAACGCGCTGCTGGTGCTGCCGCAGCTGCTGCTGCGTCTGCCGCTGGAAGCGCTGCAGAAGTTCAAAGACTTCATCCCGAACGTGCTGGAAGGCGCGTTCAACACCGTAGCCGGCGCGGTCGACGCCATCATGGGCGCGATCCGCGAGACGCCGCGGGTGCTGGAGCAGATCCTCTCGTATCTGCCGCAAGAGCTGCGCGACGAACTAGAGCACGCCGCGGCCCGTATCGGCGCGGTGATCGACGCTATCGTCCAGGCGCTCACCGGCACCCTGAACATCGGTCACACGATCGAAGACCTGATCTTCTCGCTGACCAACATCCGGCCCGGTTCGGTCGGCGGTGTGCTCGGTGGCGGGTCGATCGAAGAGACCATCAAGCGCATCGTCGATGCGATCGTCTCGGGCATCGTCGGGGTCACCGGCATCGGCGCGGGGATCTCGGATCTCCAGTCGCTGATCGAGCAGATCTCCTCGGCGGCTGCCCGCGGCGGGTTCGCCTGGGACATCCTCGGTATCCAGAACAACAAGAAGCCGAAGTCCGGGCTGTACAAGTCCGAGCGCGGCAACTTCGACCTGGACACCCTGAACTCCACGGTCTCGGTCGCCCCCGGAACCTCGATCATCGCGTTCGATGTCATCGAGCAGTCGATGCCTATCGGCCTGATCACCTGGATCGGCTGGGGCACCTCGGGCATCACCGACTTTTACATCAACGTCTACCGCTGCGTTGACGACCGCTCCGACCCGGAGCTGGGCGAGCTGATCCACCAGTCCGAGAACATCGCGGGCCTGCTGGCGGGCTCCGCGTCTCCCGGCGCGAACATGGCGTACGAACTCACTACCCCGATCGCGGCTGTAGCCGGCGACCTGCTGGCGTACGAGTTCATCGCCGTCGGCGGTACGCACACGATGCGCGGCCGGGACTTCAACCTCCCGGACAACGACGGCGCTCCGATCGGCAACGTCGGGGCTACCAGATCGCTGTCGACGCCTTCTCTTCCCCCGGCCATGCTGGGCAAAGCCGATGTCACCTGGACCGACAACGTCCCCCGCGTCGGTATCGCGGTGGACACCGGCACCGGCTCGGATCACCACGACCCGCAGGTCGAGTTCTTCGAGAAGCCCGTAGCTATCCCGGTCCCGGCGTGGTGCGACCGCATCGACGCGATCGTCACCGGTAAGGGTGGTGAGGGTGCCGACGGGTTCCTCGGGTTCTACGGCAACCCGGGCCTGCCTGGCGGCGTCAACACCGTCACCTGGACCCGCGGTGAGCACTTCTCCGGCACCACCACGATCTTGGAGTGGGACGGCGCTGAGCTGTCGATCCCCGGGTTCGAGGTGTCCGCCGCCAACGGCTCTAACGGCTCCGGTCAGCGCCCTGTGGCGCTCGGCAAGCCGGTCGGTAAAGGCATCGAGGAAGTCGAATACAACGGCCTGAAGCTGGCCGCTGGCGGCGATCAGCACGCGTACGGCGGCGCTGGTACCAAGCCTGGCGGCGGCGGTAACGGCGGTCACTGGCTCGGTATCTACACCCAAGGCGGTCCCGGTGGACCCGCGTGCGCGGCTGTCCAGTTCCGCAAGGGCGCTCTGCCCGGTGAGGTCGTGGGCGACGGCGAAGGCGACGTGACGCCTCCGAACACCTCCGCGCTGCACGTCGACGTGTCTGCGACGTCCACCTCGATCACTATCACACCCTCGGGAGCTGTCGACGATGCCTAGCGGACTTCGCGGTTACAACGTGTACCGCAACGGCGTTCGACAGAACACCTCCCCGGTTACGGAGCTCGGGTCGGTGACTATCACCGGCCTGACTCCGGATACCGACTACTCCGATCAGATCACGATTACCGCTATCGACATGGCGGGTAACGAGTCGCTGCCCAAGACGCTGGCTGAGCTGGAGGCGGAAGCTGTCACCGACGCTTTGTCTCCGGCTGACCCGCTGGACCCGGTGGTCCGGGCGCAGATCGATGCGCTGGTAGCGGCGAAGATCAAGCCAACGTCGGGCAGGGTCGCTGACGGCGCGATCATCGGGATCGAGACCCCGACCGGGTCGTACTACAAAGCGTACGGCGGGGACCGCACCTCGAACACTCCGCTGACGCTGGAGAAGAACTTCCGGTACGGCTCGTGCTCGAAGATGTTCACTCACACCCTGATCCTCAAAGCGATCGACGACGAGCTGCTGGACTGGGACGATACGCTCTCCCAGTTCGTCACCGGCGTCCCGAACGGGGACCAGATCACGATCCGGCAGCTGCTGCTGTTCCAGGACGGGCTCAAAGACTGGATGACAGACCCCGCGGTCCAGCAGACGTACTTCCTCAGCCCGACCAACTCGTTCGACCCGCTGAACTACATCCGTAACTCGGTGGTGAACTTCGCGCCGGGTCAGGGCTCGTCGTACTCGAATGCAGCCTCGTGGCTGCTGGGCAAGGTCCTGGAGTCCGTCTACAACGACGGCCGGACGGTCGATCAGATCGTCGTGCAAGAGTGGCAGTCCGAGGTCGATATGCCGTCGCTGCACTGGCCGACGACGAACTACATGAACCCGCCGTATGTCCGGGGCTGGACCCCGAACCTGGCGCTGCCGCAGATCCAAGCGATCCTCGGGCCGTTCGCGTTCCTCGCGGCGTTCCTCGGCTACCCGACGTCCAAGGACCTGGAGTTCACCGCGGTCTCGACCTCGTGGTCGGGGGCTGCCGGTTCTCTCGCCGGGAACATAGAGGACTTCGTTCGGTTCGGCAAAGCGCTGTACGACGGGACGTTTTTGTCCGAGGAGATGCAGCAGCTCCGCAAAGAGATCTTCACAACGTACGTCGAGTACGAGCCTGCGGAACCTCATCAGGGTCCGGGCTGGATGGGGTTCGGTCTGAACTCGATCTGCTGGGGAGCGTGGCAGGGTTGGGTCGGCAACCTCGGCGGCTACATCGCGGTCATCTTCTACAACTCCGAAGACGGATCGGTCATCGCGGTGACTCTGAACAACTTCTCGGCCCACGCCGATGCGGTCGATCTGTTCTACCAGATCGCGTACCTGCTGGACCCCGAGTCCACCGGTCACCGGGACTGGATCTTCCGTCCTGATCCTGCTGAGGACGCGGACGAGGTCCGTGACCCGACGCTGTACCTGACGGTCGAGTCCACCGGTGACAACCAGATCCCGGCTGACGTGCCGTTCGAGATCTAAGGAGACAAGAGATTTCTGCTCGTTACAACAGCTGCCGTGCTGCGGCAGCCAGAGGCGATATCGACTGGCTGAACGACGACATCCGGGTGTTGATGATCGACGCCGACGACTACACCGTGAACCTGACGTCGCATACGACGCTGGCGAACATCCCGTCCGGGGCGATCATCGCTGTCTCGGAGAGCCTGACCGGTAAGTCGGTGACTTCCGCCGGCTGGGTGAAGGCTGACCCGACGGTGTTCCCCGAAGTTACGGGTGACACGGGTGAGGCGGTCATCGTCTACAAGCACACCGGTACCGCGTCTACGTCGACGCTGCTGTCGTATCACGACTCCCCTACTTACCAATTCGTCATCCCGAACGGGTCGGACATCCGTGTGATCTGGTCGACCGACGGGTTTATCCGCTTCTAAGGAGCACGCATGGCACTTCCCGAGAACTGGGCAGATGGTATCGGTCAGCAGGTTGACGCGGCGTTTCTGAACCAGCTGGGTTCGGAGCACAACGCGATGCAAGACGCGCTCGACGGTAAGTCGATCCTGGTGATCTCCCAGGAGGACTACGACGAGCTGGGGTCTCCGGACCCTGACACGATCTACGTGGTCATCGAATGAGTCTGAAGGTCGGTGACCTAGACGTTGTCGGTGTGTTCGTCGGGGATGATGCGGCGAAGATCTACGTCGGCGCGATGAAGATCTGGCCTCCGGTCCCGGACCTTCCTCCGTTTGAGCCGTTCACGTTGGAGAACGTCAACCTCACTGACGAGCCAGTCCCTGTGGGGGCTAGCGGCTGCTACGTCACGCTTGGCGGCGCTGGAGGCGGCGGCGGCTCAGGCAGGCGGTCCAACTCTGGATACCGCTACGGCGGCGGTGGCGGCGGTGGCGGCGCGTTCATCGCTCGCGTATGGGTACCGACAGCATCACTCGGTTCCACATACTCGATCACCCGCGGACTCAGAGGTCTCGGCGGTACCAAGGCGTACTCGGGCGACGGAGACAACGGGGCCAATGGCGGCTCGTCCACGTTCTTCTCGGGCAGCGTCTTATTAACGGCGGGCGGCGGACAAGCCGGTAAGAGGGGCACCAATTCTTCCGGCAGCGGCGATGGCGGCAGCGGGGGAACGACAATCATTTCAGGAGTGTCCGCAACGGGATATACCGGCGGCAACGGCGGCAACGGCGGCAGCAGCCCAACTAGCGGGCAGAGCCGCACGAACGGCGCGGGGGCTGGTGGCCGCGGCGCCGGAGGCCGGCTCTCCAACGACAACAGCATCAACGGCGGATCGAACGGCACCAGTTCCGGCCCAGCAGGCAACGGCGGCAACGGCTCTGCGGGCGGCAGCGGCACCGGTACCGACGCTGGCGCTGGCGGCGACGGCTACGTCCTGATCGAATGGGCGTAGCTCGTCCTTGACACGTAACCCGGTTACGAGTAAAGTCGTCTGAAAGAGAACGACCGGCGGGGCTAAGGCCTGAGAAACCAACCCCGTCGGTCGCACACCCACCATCAGGAAGGCACTGTTATGTTACGCACTATCGCTGCCGCGGGCATCCTCGCGGCTGGTCTCGGGCTCGGTATCGCGCCGATCGCCCAGGCTGCTCCGGCTCACTGCTCGAACCACGGCTTCGGTCACGGTCAGATCTACAAGCACGCCTGTGCTACCGGATCAGGCGGGCAGGGTGCGAAGTGGGTCCCGGTGAAGAACCCGGACGGCTCTATCAAGAAGGTCCTCAAGAACGGCAAGCTGAAGACCGTGTACGGCTGCGAGGTCCGCTGCGGCGGAGGCCGCGCCCACAAAGAGGTCACCGAAACCTACTGACCTCGCATACCAAGAAACCCCCTACCTAGCCTTCGCGGGCCGGGTAGGGGGCTTTTTGTGTTTCAGTGGGTGTGGCCGTGATGACCTGTGTCTTCGTGGTTTGTCTGGTCAACCACCGCGGTCTCAGTGGTGTACGGTACAAACCCATGAGAGCCCTGGTAGTGATCCGACTGTCCCGCGTCACCGATGCTACGACTTCACCGGAGCGCCAGCTGGAGTCTTGCCAGCGGCTCTGCGCCCAGCGCGGCTGGGACGTCGTCGGGGTAGCGGAGGATCTGGACGTCTCCGGGGCGGTCGATCCGTTCGACCGGAAGCGCAGACCGAACCTGGCCCGGTGGCTAGCGTTCGAGGAGCAACCGTTCGATGTCATCGTGGCGTACCGGGTAGACCGGTTGACCCGATCGATCCGGCATCTGCAGCAGCTGGTCCACTGGGCCGAGGACCACAAGAAGCTGGTCGTCTCCGCGACCGAAGCGCACTTCGACACGACGACGCCGTTCGCGGCGGTCGTCATCGCGCTTATGGGAACGGTGGCGCAGATGGAATTAGAAGCGATCAAAGAGCGGAACCGTTCGGCGGCGCATTTCAATATCCGCGCCGGGAAATACCGAGGCTCCCTGCCGCCGTGGGGATACCTGCCTACGCGCGTGGACGGGGAGTGGCGGCTGGTGCCGGACCCGGTGCAGCGAGAGCGCATCCTCGAGGTGTATCACCGCGTCGTCGACAACCACGAGCCGCTGCACCTGGTGGCCCACGACCTGAACCGGCGTGGTGTCCTGTCGCCGAAGGACTACTTCGCGAAGCTGCAAGGCCGCGAGCCGCAGGGCCGGGAGTGGTCGGCTACCGCGCTGAAGCGCTCGCTGATCTCCGAGGCGATGCTCGGGTACGCGACTCTGAACGGTAAGACCGTCCGAGACGACGACGGAGCTCCGCTGGTGCGGGCTGAGCCGATCCTGACGCGAGAGCAGCTGGAGGCGCTGCGCGCCGAGCTCGTGAAGACCGACCGGACCAAGCCCGCGGTGGCTACTCCGTCGCTGCTGCTGCGGGTGTTGTTCTGCGCGGTGTGCGGGGAGCCCGCGTACAAGTTCACCGGGGGCGGTAGGAAGAACGCTCGCTACCGCTGCCGGTCGTGGGGCTGGGCGCAGCGGTGCGGGAACGGCACGGTGGCGATGGCCGAGTGGGACGCGTTCTGCGAGGAGCAGGTGCTGGATCTGCTCGGGGACGCGGAGCGTCTGGAGAAGGTGTGGGTAGCCGGCTCGGACTCGGCGGTCGAACTCGCGGAGGTGAACGCGGAGCTGGTGGACCTGACGTCGCTGATCGGCTCCCCCGCCTACCGGGCCGGCTCTCCTCAGCGCGAGGCACTCGACGCTCGTATTGCGGCGCTGGCCGCGCGGCAGGAGGAGCTGGAAGGGCTGGAGGCTCGCCCGTCGGGCTGGGAGTGGCGAGGGACCGGGCAGCGGTTCGGGGACTGGTGGCGGGAGCAGGACACCGCGGCAAAGAACACCTGGCTCCGGTCGATGAACGTCCGGCTGACGTTCGACGTCCGCGGCGGGCTGACTCGCACGATCGACTTCGGGGATCTGCAGGAGTACGAGCAGCATCTCAGGCTCGGCAGCGTGGTCGAACAGCTGCATACCGGGATGTCGTAGAGCGGCTACCCGAGAATGCAGAAAAGCCCCCTACGCGCCGTGTAAGGGCACGCAGAGGGCTCTCTGGTAGTCTCTATTCAGTTGTGAGGTTGCGTACGTCAGCGTGGACGCTAGAGGGGTTTACGGGGCCTCGTGGACCCGTACGTACGGCTGCAGAGGCTTGTCACGGTAGGCGTGGTAGCGCTCCGCCTCCTCGGCGCGGATGGCCTCGATCTCCTGAGCCGCGCTCACCTTACGACGCTGCAGTTCCGGATCGTCATGCTGACGCACCGTAATCACCTCTGACTGACGGGTCTGCGTCGAGATGATCTTCAGCAGATCCACCGCCTCGGTAAGTCGGTCGGTGATCACGGCCAGCTGCTCGACGGTGACGTCTTTCTTCTTCTTGCTCATTCGATCACCTCGGTAAAAGGGCCGAACGTGGAGTTGAAAACGGCGCCGATCACCCCGGTAAAAGGGCCGTAAGGATCAGACCGCCAAGACGAAGTCCACCAGAGCGCGTAGTTCTCGTCCCACCAGAAGACGTCGCTCTCCCGGTCGCGAACCTTCACGCCCAGCGGGACGGCGTGGATGCTGTCCCACACCCGGGTCTGGGCCTTCTCCTCGACGTCCTCTACCTGGACGAGCGTGACGCCGGATAGGATTTTGGTAGTTATCTGTTCGGCGTCATCGGAGTAGATCGGGGCCCAGTCGGAGATGACGTCGAGGATCTTTTGCCGCACCTCGTCAGGGGTGAGGATCACAGGGATTACTTTGACGGTGATGCTGTTTTCTGCTTTTGCCACTATGGTCTCCTTGTTTGTCTGATGAAGTCGGCTCGTGCGGACTCGTAGTCCGGGTGGAAGGTGATGACGCCGTAGAACGATCCGACCGACGGGAACACGATCCACTCCTGGGTGTGCGGGCTCTTGCGGATCAGCCACTTCCGGGTGTCGTTACCCCAGAGCTCTCTCACCGGAACCACCCCCGCATGATCTGGATCAGGTGCTCCAGCCGAACCTCGTGGTCGAGCATCCGGATCAGCACCAGTTCACGCACCCGCTTCATTCCTCGGTCCTGAAGCTGGTAGCTACACGCGGGTAGATGCGCTGCACCCATCCCGATGGGAGGCTGTCGTCCCGGCGGAAGAAGCCCTTCCGGTTCACCGACCAGTAGACCGTCCCGCCGGGTAGCTCCTGGCTGAATCGGACGTCCGGCAGCCGGTGGCGTCCGATGTAGTTGTCACCTGACGGGAGAGTAAAGAACCACTCTTCCGCGTTGAGCTCAGTCACCGCGTGCTTACTCATTCCAACCCCTCGTAACGGTCCAGCTCGCTCTTGAGCCCTTGGATCTCAAGCTCCAGGTCGAAGACCCGGCCCATCAGGTTGTCGCGCTCCAGCTCCAGCCGAGCCGCGTCGTCGATCGCCTCCATCGACCTACGCACCATGTCCGCGATAGCGCCGTGGATCGATGCGACGAAGTCGGCGTCAGCCTCGCTACGTAACCGACCGACCCACACCCGGCTTTCGTCCTGGCCGACGGCGAAAACCTCAAACACACCGAGGTCGTCGTCTTCCTCGACCGCCCAGAAGCGGTCCTCGGCCCCGGTGGTCTGCGAGAACACCTGATAAATGCGGTCGCAGAACTCTTGAAATTCCATCAGGCGTTGTCCTTCCTGTAGCCGTAGGCGGAGAAGCGGACCATGACCATGCGCGGAGCGACCCTCTCGTTCCCGTCTTCGTCCTCGTACGCCCATATCGGTAGGTGGGCCTCGGCCAACTCGTACGGGGCGTGGACCCCGTGCTTGATCGGAGAGGTGAGGACGGCCTCCTTCTCGAAGGCGCGTAACGCGTCCGCCTCCATCTCCTGGAGCAGGGAGTCCTGCTGGTCCTCGTTGAGGCCCTCCCAGAACTCGGCAGGCACGGGCATAACGGCCACGATCTTCTCGATCGGCTTGGTCACTACTTCTTCCACGTTGTTCCTTTCGTCACGAATCAAGCTGGGATCCGCAGAAATGGATCTGCGGACGGTTGCTCGTCTTTCTTCAGATACGCCGCACCCCAGGATCGGCCCCCGACCTCCGGGTCGGTGTTGATCAGCACGCCTCGGAACGTCTGCTCCATGATCCGGCCGATCTCCTTAGCCGTAACCTCAGCCTCAGCCTCGGGTACCGACGCCAGAACCTCGTCGTGGATCACCAGACGGATCATCGGTGTCATCCCAGCTTCGTGCAGCCGCAGCACAGCGCTGGCCGTTACGTCACGTGACGTGGACTGCACCATGTAGTTCAGCGCCGCGTATCCTCGGTCAGGGTCGACGGGCAGCCGACGACCGGTAGGGGTGATGACGTACCCGAGGTTCGCCGCCTCCCGTTGCAGGCTCTTGGAGAGAGCCGTGACTTCCGGGTAGGACTGCTCGAACCCTGCGATCACTCGCTTAGCTTCCGGGAACGTGATCCCCGCCTGCGCCGCGATCGTGGACGGGCCGGAGCCGAAGACGTAGGCGAAATTCACCATCTTGCCGACCTTGCGATCGACGCCCGAGGCGTCAGCCGTGATCTGGTGAAGGTCAGCGTTGTCTTTGAACGCTTGGATCATTGTCCGGTCGTTGGCGAGCGCTGCCAGGACGCGAAGCTCCTGCGCCTGGTAGTCGACCGAGACCATCAGCTGCCCGGGGTCCGCGAGGAAGCAGCGCCGGACCATCCAGTCCCCAGCGGGCAAGTTCTGCGCCGACGGGTTGTTGGTGGACATCCGCGCGGTGCGTGCTTGCAGCGGGTTGATCCCCGGGTGGACGCGGTCGTTGGCGTCTCGCCGCTCGATGAAGTTGCGGACCCAGGTCTTCTCCCAGGAACCCCACTTCTTCGCCTCGATCGCGGCCTTCGCCAGCGCGTTGCCCTCCTCCGCCAGAGCTTCCAGCAGCTCGGCGTTCACCTGGCGCTTACCCGTGGCCGTGCGTCCTTTGATCTTCACGCCCGTGCGCTCCAGGCCGTCGGCCAGCTTCTCGGTGGAGTTCACCGAGTCGACCCCGTACGCGTAACGAGCCACCGCGGTGTAGTGCTCGGACTTCCGCAGCATGTCCGCTGACAGCTTCTCCGAGTAGTCGACGTCCAGCAGGAACCCGGTGCGTTCGACGTACGACATCACCTCAGCGAGCTTGTGCTCGTACGGGATCAGTTTGTGCGACGACTCCGGAACCAGCGGGGCTACCTTGCCCAGCAGCCGGGACACCAGGATCGTGTCCATGCCGGCGTACAGCTCATAGTCCGGGTCGTCCAGGTCGACCAGAGCCCAGATCTTGTCTTTGGTGGTCTTGTGCTTCTTGGCCAGGCGAGCCATCGAGGCTTTGACCTCTTCGGCGGTCACCGGGTCGATGTAGAACTTCGTCAGCTCTTCCAGCTTGTGACCGGTCCCGCCTTCTTTGTAGGCCCGGGGGTCTACCAGGTGCGAGTAGATCTTGGTGTCCTCGACCTTCGGCCACACCTGCTCCATCGGCACACCGAGCGTCCGCTCGATCACCTGGAGGTCGAACGCGGCGTTATGGATCACGAACCGCTGGACCTTCTGCAGAGCGGTGACGGCGGCTCCTACGAACACACCGCCCCGCTCCACCGGCAGGACCCACGACTCCCACGGGTTACCGAACTGGATCAGTCGGATACCGAAGTCGTCCTGGTAGATGTTGAGACCCGTCGTCTCGGTATCGAGACCGAGAATCCGGAGGTTGGAGCGGATGAAGCTCTCGAACCCGTCGAGATCATCCTCGTGCTCTACGACGTTGACCAGAACTGTCTCGTCCTTGATCTGGTAGCGGTGTTGCTTCACCCGCCCCTCCCTTCGTTAGTGGTTACGTATCAAGTCGTGGTCAGTAAAAATAAGGCACACCGTCCACGATGATTACGCCGTTCGGACCGCCGTCGGAGTCGTCCTCGCAGGCTGTCAGGGCGACCACTCCCAGAGCCAGGAGCGCGGCTGCAACTAACTTCTTCACAGACCCAGCTCCCGTCGGATCTGCCCCTCCGGGGTTTCTTCCTTGACCATCACTCGACCGTAGTAGGCGATGTTGTTCTTGATCGGGAAGATTCGGTACTCCCCCTCCCCGAAGTCGACTACCAGCTCGTCACCGCTGATGCTGTGCTCGCAGTCGTCCGGGAACGTCCAGAACAACCCGTTCTGGAGCATGACCATGAACTTCGGAACCTTGATTTCCTCGCTCAATTACACCCTCCTAGGTGGTTACGAGTCAAGTTAATTTGCATAGAAAAACTTGGCGTCCCGACCGTCATCCTTGGTCGGAGGCATCCACGCGTGCCAGACCTTGCCGGTCTTCTTCGACACCCCGGTCTTGTAGACGAAGTCGTCGTACGGCTTCGGCGGAGCCCACTCCGGAGCTTCCTGCGCACCCTGCGGAGCCTGGCGCTGGTACCCGCCGCCCGAGGACTGAGCGGGAGCCGGTGCAGCTGATCCGCCCGCGAAGGCCGCGGCGACCTTCTTCACCTTGTCCATGTAGTCCTTGAACTTCGCGTCCAGCAGTGCGTCGGACTCTTCGACCGACGAAGCGTGGATAACGATCCACGGCGCGTCGAAGTCCCGGCCGCCCTTCAGGGTGGTGACGATCTTGCCCTCGCCGGGTGCCACGTTGCTGCTGTTGTTGACCACGGTGGTTGCAGGAGCGGCGGTGGCGACAGGCTGCTCGGGACCGTTGTCGTTCGAGGCCCAGGGATCTTCAGTCACTGCCATGTTGTTGTTCCTCTCAGTTGGTGTTGTAGTCAGTTGACGGTGTCGCGCTCGACGCTCACCACGGTGTAGATCCGGGTAGCCGGATCTTTGGTGACCTGCTTACTGACGATGTCGGGATTCGCCTTGCCGTCCGCGTAGAACAGCGCTGCGATCAGGTTTAATTGCCAGGTCGAGACGGTGTAACCGTCTAGGTCGATCCGGGAGTCCTCGGTCGCCCCGCGGAAGCGCAGGCTGCTCTTGTCGACTTCGGCGATCTTCTGCATCTCCGCCAACGCACGGTCCCGCAGGAACACGCCTTGAACGTCGAGGGGGAGCGAGTCGTCCCGAGGTACCAGCACGATCGCTGTAATTCGGTCTGCCATTTAGATTTCCTTCCGGTTGTTGTAACCGGGGGTGTATAGACCCCCGACGTACATTTCGAGATCCTGCTGACTCCAGTTGGAGAGCAGGGCTCCCTTCTTGTTGAGGTAGAGCTCAGGCGTCACCCACGCTCGGTACATGTCGACGCCGGACATACCGCTGAACTGGCCGTCGAAGATGTTCACGCGGCAGCCCCTGACCCTGCGCAAGACGGGATCAGGTGGTCCCTGAACCGTCCCGAGCTGATCGGCACTATGTGGTGGCACACCGGGCACGCCCGGTGATGCTTCGGAGCACTGGAGGTCGCCTGCTCGGCGGTAGCCAGGTCGACCAGCTCCCGGTACGTCAGACCGTCCTCGCCGGCTGACTTCCACCCGTCGTCAGCGAGACGAGTAGCCATCTCCCCGACAGGGTCACCCGGGCCGTTGTGCGACCGGATCGAGTCCGGGAACACCCTGGACCGCGAGCCAGGACCGTCGTGGTCATCGGTCTGCTTGATGACCTTGTGGACCTCTTCGAGCACCGCGCGGTGAGCGTTCTTCAGCCGGTCCTTGGCGGCCTGGTCCCGCAGAACCACCCCGTCGATGTACCGAACCTTGAGCGCTTCCGCGTACGGCGGGTGGCGATCCACGAGCTGGGATACAGCCTGAGGAATCACCTCCATCAGGTACACGTTGTCCGATCGGCCTTTGAGCGCGTCTTTGATCGACTCCGACGAGTAGTCCCAGTCACCCCGGGCTAGGTCGTCCGCGAACGCGGACTCGCTCAGGATCTGATACGCGTGACGGCGCAGGAACGAGATAGCCTCGCCCTCCGACGGCTGCGTAGCCGCGGTCATCCGCGACGACTTCTCCAGAACAGCGACCCACAGGTCCCCGGTCAGGTCTTCCAGCTGATCGGCGGTCAGAGACCACTCCACCCCTGCGGACTTCGCACCTCGTCTGAGGCGCTTGTCCAGGAGAGAGTCATCCATTCACCGGCTCCAGACTGCGCTTGGCGTAGGTCTCCTCGACCAGAACCTCGATCAGCTCGACCCGGGGAATCTCCCGGGACCGGGCTTCGAAGTGCAGGTACGGCAGAACGTTCCCGTTACGTGTCAAGGCCACGGCGTCAGACTTCCCAGACCTGGCCGTCAACGGTGAACTTGCCTCCCAGGATCGGGACGATCTCAGCCTTGACATGCTTGCCGTCGACCGTGAGCATCCCGAAGCCCATCTGCCAGTTCCCAGCTCCGCCCTTTAGATAGTTGGCCTTCTTCATGTCCATCAGGTGCCCGACTTCCATGCCGGTGACGGTCTTGCGGACTGAGCCGCCGTACCCGAACGAGTGCGAGACGACAGCCTGCCGGTGCGTGTGACCGCAGACCACGGACTTGCCGAACTTCTTGGCACCGTTGAGCGCTGTCGATCCGGCGATCTGGGATAGCGTCATCTTGCCCATGTGCCCGTGAGTGGAGATCCAGCCCGGAGCGATGTCGTAGAAGTCAGGCAGCAGCTCCACGCCGAACCCGTCGAAGTCGAGCAGCACGTCGATGTCGAAAGCGTGCGTACCCTCCAGGGCCGGTGCGTTCTTGGCCAGGTACTCGCGGGCTCGAAGATCGTGGTTGCCCTCGTGCATCCCGATCCAGCCGTCGTAGACCTTGCGCAGTGGCTCCATCAGGTTCTTCTTGGCGTAGTCCGCGTCGCGGTACACCGAACCCTCGAACTCGCCCTTGGTCCCCCGATTCCAGCGCGAGGGCTGCGGCAGGTCTAGGACGTCACCGATATGTACCACGCCGTACGGCTGGACGTCCCCGATGAAGCGGATGACCGCTTGCATCTCTTTGCGCGCCTCGAAAGGCAACTGAGTATCGGGCAGAAAGACGATACGCTGGGTCATTTGGTTCCCTTCTCTGCGAGGAGGGATAGCTCCGCGCGTACTGATCGGTAGACGTCGTCCAGCGCGTTGATCGCGTTGGTGACGGATGTGTAGGTGACGGTGTCGAGGTCGATGTGTAAGGACATGCCGCTCTGAGGGGTTTCGATGCTGCGGTGGATGTCGTGGTAGTCGCTCACTCGACCACCTCGGTGAACGGGCCTTGCCATCGAATCCACAGGCAACTCCACGGGTCCAGGTAACTCCCAGGACCCGTCGGTGAGCCGCCACTGCTTAGCGGTGAGCTCCGGAGTGACAGGTAACTCGGCGTCCTCCACTGGCTCCTCCTCGTCCAGATCCACGAGAGCGTCCTCGTCTTCGCCGTCCGAGTACGTGATGTCGTTGAGCGCATCCACCCAAGACAGCGAGTCCTCGTTCTCGTTACGAATCAAGTCGTCGGGCAGCGGAAGATCGAACAGAGCGAGCTGACCGTCCTCCTCTACCGGCTCCGGCTCTTCGCATTCGTCGAAGAGCCAATCGGAAGACACCCCGGAATCCAGGTCGATGGGAATCTCGATCCGGGGGTCTTCCTCGTAGATCCGCTCGGCGCAGCCGGCGTAACCCGCGATGTCGGTATAAGAGTCCCGGTGGTACCCCGTACCTTTCACCCGGGCCACCTTGACCAGGATCATCAGATTCGCGACGTCCAGGTCAGTGATCGGACGCTCCAGGTACGCGGAGAACAACTCGGCGATGTCGTCGAAGTTCTCCCGTGGGTGCCCGTAGTTTTTGTTTCGAGGTCCGTGGATCAGGCGCTGCGCCTCTTCCAGGATGCTTTCTGTCATATCCCTACCTTGTCTTTCAGTGCTTGTACTCCCTGGCTGAGCACCAGGTCGTTGACATCCGAGCCGTCGGGCATCGGGATGATCTTGGCGTTGGGCAGAACACCCGCCACCGTCTCGGCGAACTGCATCCCCGCATCGTCACCGTCCGCGAGTATCAACACCTCCCGGTACCCGAGGAACGGTTCGCGGAAGTGCTCTTTCCACGCCTGCGCGCCGGGGATTCCCACAGCCGGTATCCCGGCTGCGGTAGCCGTGATCGTATCGGCCTCGCCCTCGCAAAGCGCCACCTTCTGAGACGGCTGCAAGAGCGCGATCGTGTTGAACATACGAGGTTTGTCCCCGGGGACTGTCAGGTACTTCGCCTTGCCCTCCGCGGCTTCGATCCGTCGAAACCTCAGCGAGACGACCTGCCAGCCGATATCCGGTGCCCATCGCAGGTAAGGGATAGCGAGCATCCCTTTGTACATCTCATGCCCGGGCAGCGGCTCCGCTACGTAGCCGAGGCGAAACTTGCTCACTGCGTCGGAGATGGTTGGATTGGTTAGCCCTCGGGTTGCCAGATACTCCTCCCCTTCGGAGCCTGGCAGGGCCTGGTGATACTGCTTCGATGCTTCCAGGAGAAAGTTCCTGTGCGAGCTCAAGTGCGCGATGGTGCGATACCTCCTCCCTTTTCATCAGCAGACTGATAGCGCTGCCTTTCGTTCCACAGCCGAGGCAAGCGAAGGCGTTGAGTTTGTACGAGACCGCGGCTGATGGCCGCGTGTCGGCGTGAGCCCAGCAGAGGCAGGGAATCCACACCCGGCCCGTGTCCTCGGGCGGTACCCAGTCAGGGGCCAGCCGCTCGATGACCTTCGCGATCAGCGTTTGTGAAGGTTCCACCGGAAGACCTCGTACACTTCGATGCCCTCGTGGTACGGGAACTGCTGCTTGAGCGCGTCGTCTAGGAACTCGTAGACGTCTTCGGTGTCGGTGGTCGGATCGACCTTGATGAACGCCTCGATCTTCATCCAGCCCTGGCTCATCAGAGCACCGCCAGGGCTACGTAGAGAAGGATCAGAATCGCTAGACAGACGGCCATCGTGATCAACGGCCCCACCTCCGAGCGGTGCGGTCCACGGAGTGCTCTGAGACGTTCCGGGCCAGCGCGTACTTACGCGGGTCCAGCAGAGCCCCCAGCAGCTGCTGACGGAGCAGGTTCGGGCGTGCAGTCGGTTTCATCGTTTCTTCCTTCCTTGGTTACGATTCAAGTTCGGGACCTCGATAGGAGCGATCCGTTTCCCGATCACCGCGAACGCGGGCGGGTTCTCCAGGTAGTCGATCCCGCGCTGGAGAGCTTCGGGGTCGTCACCGAGGTGACCGAGTACGTTGCGGTTACAGGGCGTATCCAGCAGCCCGCGAACGTGCCCGGTTCGGTGGTCATGGTCGACGGCCAGCTTCTTCCGCAGGCCTCGACCTTTGCGGCAGATGTAGCACCTGCCACCTTGAGCCTCGTATATCTGCCAATACTCATCGGCGGTGATGCCGTAGAGCTCCAGAAGATGCTTCTCCCACGCCGCATCCTTTCGGGCGGTTAGCTTTTCGCGGTGGTGAGTTGCGCATCGAGGACCAGGGTCAGGGGCGGGTCGGAGGGTTGTGATCCCGGCCGCTGCGCAGTCGACGCAGCGCCGGGGCTTAGGCTTAGCCGCCGCCATCCAGCCACCCGACCAGCCACAGCCCCGCGCCCCACGCGATGATCGAGTACGCGATCAGCTGCTCGATGCTCACGAGATCTCCTCCCGCATGCAGTCGGTGCACCGCGTCAACCCACACATCGGGAATGCGGCGTTGGTGGTCCAACCCAACGTCTTTCCGCACCTATCGCAGTCCAAGACATAGAACCGATCGCTCACGCCTCGCTCCATCCCGACACCCAGCGGGCTTCTGTGTGCTTCGTAGCGGGATCGGGACAGCGGTGCAGTCCGCGGGGGCGTTCCTCGCGGGTGAGTCCTCCGAGGGCTTTGTCGATTTCCTCGGCCAAGTGCTCGGCACATGTGGGAGGTCCCCAGCGAACCCCCTCCTGCCACCCGCAGGAGCACAGCCCATCCTCACCGTCTCGGCTGTCGATGGGGCGATGCTTGCCGATCACGTCGGCGATCACGTTCTGGGCTTCGCTGCTCACGCTTCCCCCTCGGCTACAACCGCAGCAGCAGCGAGAAGAGCAGCAGCCAGGTCACGAAAGTCAGCGGCAGAGGGTGGTGTTTCGTCGTCGATCCAGTCGTCGTTGAGCGTGACTGACAGCATGTTCCACTTGTCTACGGTGACTGTAGTGTCACCGATCCGCCAGTAGCGTTCCTTACCTGGTCCATCCCAAACTTCCGGTTCGGGTAGTTGGATTACCGCCACACCCGGAACCGCGTCGAGAACGTCAAGTTGGTGCGCGGCGAACTCGGCGGCGTCGGTGACGCCTGGGTTGGCCGGTTCCCAGTCACACCCCGAGCAGTTGAATCCGTAATTCGCCGGCTGGTGTCCGGCGAGGGCTTCTGTGAGTACTGCACGCAACTCGGGGTTCACTTCTTCACTCCTTTGATCAGATCCCGGATCTTGTCGGCCCGGAAGTCGTCCCACCACGCTCCGGTGCTGGCGACGTGAACCACCGGAGCGGTCTCGTAGCCTTTCTGCTTCACCAGCTTCAGAGCCTCGGGGTCCTGGTCCACGCGGACCTCCCGGAACTCCACACCGCCGCGGGTCAACGCGTTCTTGGTGAGCGTGCACTTGAAGCAGTCCGGGCCTGTGGTGAACACCGTGACGTCCTGTTTCTCGTTACGAATCAAGTTGTTGGGCATCAAAAATCCTTAATCTCCATCTTCGAGCCGTCGAACTTCAGCTCGGCGTAGAGGCGGCCCGAAGGGTCAGCTCTTCCTGACCTATTTTTGACCACCGACACCCTCAGCGTGTCCCCGCCGAACGTCGACGGGACTCGGTGCAAGGTGGTTACAAGCTCGGGTACGCGACCGATCTGCCCCTTGATCCCCGACAGCGGGATCGGCTTGTCACCGGAGTTGTTGTCCGCGGTGACGTGGTGCAGACCGATGATGCACGCACCGGTCTCCCGGGCTTTCTCGTGCAGCCAGTCCATCAGGACCTCCAGACCACCGAACGGGTCCTCGTCGTTCGCGGCTACCCCGGTGATGACGTTCGTGATGTTGTCGATCACGATCAGCTGCGGGTAGTTCCCGAACGTCTCCTCGTACGCGGCTAGCGAGGTCTCGATGACCTTGAGCGTCGGCTGCGCCGAGTAGTTCAGCCGGATAGGGATACCGTGCGGGTTCCCCGGGGCCGCGTTCCACGTCAGCACCTGCGGAGGCAACTGACCTTCGCGCACCGCCCGAGCGGACTCAGCCAGCGGCATCCCGAGCTCCATCGATAGGATGCGCGTCGACTGTGTGAACGCGTCCGAGTCGGCCGAGAGGTAGTACGTCGGGATACGGCCTTTGAGCGCTAGAGCGAGCGTGAACGCTGACTTAGCCCCGCCGGGTGCTGCCGCGATCAGCGCCAGCTGTCCTCGCAGGAAGTTGATGCCCTGCTTGGTCAGCGACCGGAACGGTACAGGCAGAGGGTCACCGGCGTTCCCTTTTTGCTCGATCGATTGCATGATCGACAGCATCAGCCCTCCCTGAGTGCTTTGACGATCTCCCGCATCTGATGCTCAGCTTGCTGCCCGAACTCAACGCTGGCGTCGCACGTACAGCCCTCGACTCCCCAGGAGTACTCGGCAGGCTGGTGCCCCTCCAGTACCCGTAGAGCTGTGATGTACTGAACCGCGGTCAGATCCTTCACTCTTCTTCCTCCGGAATGTCCGAGACGATGTCCTGCGACAGAGCCTCGCGGGCGATACCTACGATCAGCCCGCCGACGAGAGCACCGGCGATACCGATACCTCCTGCGACGATGCCTAGCAGCTTCATAGACCCAGCTCCTCAGTGGTGTAGATGAGCTTGGCGGTGTCGCATGGCCAATCGACCTCGCAGTGTTCGCATACGCGGTCTCTGAGTCGGCAGTCCTCTCCGCTGCAGCAGGCGTTGATGCAGTTGCTCCACCGAGGGCGGTGCAGTTCGCGGATCGGCTTCAACACCTCACGGGCAGACTCAACCATCGGACGCCCGAAACCGTCGTTCTCCACGGATCTGCCAAACAGAGCCTCAGCGCCGTAACGCTTAACCCATACTTGCCTCGCGGCTTCTACTGCTGGATCACTCACTGTCCCCCCTCGGCAGCAACATCATCCAAATACGCGGGGCATCTGCCTTCTTCCACGAGTGTCACGTTCGTGATCTCCGCCGAGAACAGCGCCGAAGGCCAGTACTTGTCCTCGCGCCCGTCGAACTCACGGCGGACCTCGGTGTAGTCGGAGTCGAGTTTCCAGTCGATCTCATGGCTATAGACATGTTCGCCCGGTTCGATCCCCTCGCGAGTCCAGTAGATGCCGTAAATAGGATCATCCTTCACTTCGTACCTCTCGCTATGAACCCGTTGTAGATCGTGCGGCCTTCCTCTTTGGCCTTGACTTCTTCAGCCCAGACTTTGTCGGTAGCTTTGATCAGCGCCGACTCGGTCGTACCGAGGAACTTCACCAGCGGAGGACCGAGAAGACCCCGGCGAGCAGCGCGCAGCACCCCGCCGAGTTCGTGAACCGCTCGCTTGTCTTCCAACTCGACATCCAACAGGTTCCCCGGGCCTGGCCGTTTGGTCACGGTCGCTTTCAGCGCCGGGTCAGCAAGAGTCCATCGTTCGGTCACGGGCGGAACACCTCCGTGTCCCCCCATTCGCCACCGTGGAGGTGATCGTTCACGTAGAAACCCTTCGAGTACGCCTCGCCCGTGTAAACCCCTACCCAGCGATATGCGCCGACCTTGATGTAAATCGAGGGACCCTCCGGCTCGTAATCGCCCCTTCGAACTCGCACGGTCCCGATAGGTGCCTCGGGTTCCGGCTTCTCGGTGATGTCGTACTTCTCCACCAGCTTCTCGGCGATGGCGGCGGACGAGGCCCCCCGCACCCTCTGCTCGTAGAGCAGGCTCACGAGCTCCCGCGTGTTGATGTTGGTCATACCTTCTCCTTGCGATGCAGGCGGCTAGCAGCCGCGACGTTGAACATGGGTTCCATCGGAGCCCCGCGGTACAGGGACCGCGAACCGACGGGGGTCAGGCCGTTCTTGCGCCAGCGTTTGACGGTGTCCGCGTCGACTCCGAGCATCTCCACGAGCTCCTCGGCCGACGCCAGTAGTGGTTGGGTCATCTTTTCTCCTTGGTTACGAATCAAGTTTCAGGCCATAGAGTATTCACAGCTCAACGCCACGTCGCACCTCGCGCAGCTAGCGCCAGGCTTAGGCGTGAAGTCCCCTGCTTCCAGCTTCCGTTCCATGTCGTGGAACCGGGCCGAGATCTTCTCCCGCGTCCAGTCCGTCAGGTCGTACGGATACGTCGGCTTACCGGTCTTCGCCATGAAGTACACGCCGCGCGTGATCTCGACGCCGTACAGCTGTTTCAACGCCAGCGCGTACACCGCGAGTTGAAAGTCATCTCCGGGCTTGAGTCCGGTCTTCCAGTCGACCACCAGCACCTCGCCGTCGAGCACGAGCACCGCGTCGATGTAGCCCCGGATCTCTATCCCATCGAGCTCGAACTCGATCGCGAGCTCTATCCCCGGCGTGCCGTCCGGTGTGTGCCACACCTCTAGGCTCTGGTGGTTGTCGATCCAGTCCAGGGTCTTGTCCACCTGCTGCAGCCCGATACCCCAGCGACGTTCGATGTCTTCCTGACCTCGGTACCGGCCTGATGCGAACCACCAGCCGAGGTTAGGGGTCTCCTCGGTAGCTTCGTTGATCCCGTCGGCGTACTCGGCCTTGAAGATCTCATAGCACTCTTCGCGCGTCAGCGGTGAGCCGGCGAGCTTCGAGAGCATGTATTTCTCAGCCACCGCGTGGACCCCGGTACCCTGCTGCAGCCAGGCCGCTGGACGTTTCCACACGCGCTCATGCCTGGCCAATTTCCAGCTGAACGGGCATTTGTCGAACTGCGACAGCTGCGAGACCGATCGAGGTTTCTTCTCGTACTTGTACTCGGTCACGCGGCCATCGCCTCCTGTGTGTCTGATGTCTCGTGGAGCCGCTTCGACTCCAACCACATGTCCTTAAGGACAGCTTTCGAGATCGCCCGCAGAGCACGAGCGTGCTGGTGACCGAGCGACAGCGGGGAGCCTGGCTGAGCAGGCTTACCAGCGGGTCCGCAGCGCTTGCACTCGGACGTATGAACCGCGTCCGCGTACTTCCTCCGCGCCTCGTCGTAGACGTCTCGGTAGACGCCTTTCGACTTCACGCACGACGTCGCGATCAGAAACGCCCGGACCTTGGCATCAGAGTTCCAGTTCGCCTGGACACCTTTACGTCGAACCTGGCGGGAGGCGTCACCGTAACCGCAGTACGACCACAGCTCGGACACCGTACGGGGGCGGTCGTGAAGTGAGTTCCAGTACGGGTCACCGATCGAGGCCAGCAGGCGCGCGGCCTGCTTCTCACCGACTCCGGTGGCCTGCTTGACCCACGGCCCGAGAGGATGCTTTCGCATCCGCTTCTGAAGGTTCTTCACCGCGGCTGCTTCGGTCTCCTTGAGCTGCTCGACCATCACCGCGAGCGCGGCGACGTCCGGGTGTCGGACATCCAAGCCGTACAGCTTCGGATCGGTGAGGGAGCGCAGACGGTTCTCGTTCGCGATGCGGACCGACTCAAGATCGTCGACCGTCTCGGCGGCGAGCCCGAGGATTGCGTATTCAGACACGATGATTCCTCCTTGAAGTAGTTACCTGCGGCGCTACGAGGGTGGGTATACGGGTTATGTAAGGGCGCAGGTAAAGCTGTCCCCGTCAGCGGGTCGACAATTGGGTTTTCGCCGCCTTCATGGCTGACGGGTAAGAAAAGCCCCTGAAGTTCGTCATCCTCTTGGATGCGTCGCTCGTCCTAGTGGAACTTCAGGGGGAGAATGAGCGAGGGCCGGACCGGAGGGTGATTGGCGGCGAGTAGCCGTGCTGAGGAGATGGGTCCGGTCCTCGGGGTTTGATCCCGGTAAACGGGTTCACCTTGGGTGTAGGCGGGGACGGTGTGGTCTACCGGGGAGTTCTTACGAGACCGGGCCGGACAGCTCTCCGACTGTCTCGACGCCTTGCAGCGTCATAGCCTCGATCATCGATTCGTAATGGTTGATCTTCGACTGAACAGATTGGATATGCGCCAACCGGGTCTCGATAGCGACCTTGAGGTCAGCGGACGTGCAGTCACGAAGGCGCTTGTAGGCTCCGTCTCCGACTGCGATCATCGAGTCGAGCTCTTGTTGCCAGTAGTCGCGCACAGCGGCCATCTTGCGGGACGGAGCGGGCTGCCTACGAACCTCGGTAGCGGCGGCGTTGATAGCGCTGTTACGAGTCAGGTTGATCTGCGTACGCAGATAAAACGGCAGGGCTTCTGCGTAGAAGTCTTCCAGCAGGTCATCCGGAGTCTCGCGCAGCACGGTTGCGGTCAGGGACTCGACGGTTACCTCGGTCTCGGCGGTGATGATGTTGTCGACCAGTTCGGCGAGTTTCACGTCTCCTCCTCGTCATCGTTACGAATCAAGTTGTCGTCAGAAGAAATAGCCCACTTCTTCACGATCTCGCGTCCCAGGAATTCCGCAAGGGACATCGTCTGATCAGTCATCCTCGTCCTCCTCGGGGAGCTGGTTGTTCTCCACCTCTATAGCGTCCTCGACCGATACGACTGTGATGTCCATGATGTTCCCGGTCTTACGGCTCGCCCAGTCGAGCACGGCGCTCAGACCGTTGGAACGGTCCTGCTCTGCGAACTCTTTCTCGTTCACTTCTTCACCGCCATAGCGAGAGCTACAACCCAGCCGACGAACGTCCATCCCAGGAACACGTTGATCACAGCGACAGGCTGCTTCAGCGAGGCTTTCCGGTAGTACGCGACGATCGTCGGGACGAAGTACGCGGTCCCGAACACCACGAGTAGCGCGTGGCTGGGGCTGATCGACATCAGCACGATCAGCGCCACGATGGCTCCCAGAGCCAGCCAGCCCTCGATACGGCCTTTCCGCTTGGCCGCACGAGCGGCCGCGTCGGCTTGCGGGTAGTAGCCGGGTTGATACGCCGGCTGATCCCAGATGTTGCTCATGAAGCCTCCTTTACACGGACTTAGCCGCCCTCATGATCCTGACCACAACTGACGACGTAATCCCCGTTCGAGCTGAAGAAATCTCCGTCGTACTCGCAGCGTTCACAGGTGTAACGAACGGTGTACCCGACGATCACCTCGCGCTGACGAGTGCGGTCTGGGACGTAGACACCGGTACCGGCAGCCAGGTTAGGCGCGGTCAGGGCCGTCTCTGCCTCGATGGACTGTCCAATCATTTGATTTCCGCACAACTCGCACTTCCAGGTTTCGTTGTCGACGAAGTGGTGCTGGCAGATGTTCGGGTCCGTCATGATGCTGCCTCCTCTTTAGGTTTGCGGACCGCGTTGCAGCGGCGCTTTTTGGCCAGGCCCAGCTCCACGAGCAACGGGCACGGGTTGAAGTCCACGGGCTGATATTCGCGACGGAGAATATAGCTCAGGAACTCCCCGATTTCGCCCATGATGTATTTGTCGCCGTGACGCTCTTCGCGCTCGACTGCGTCGGGCTCGCAATACCTGTCGATGAATTCTTTCACTTCCCGGTAAAGGTAGCTGTCGTCGGTTAGCCACGTAGAGCGGTAAACGTGGAGGCCGCGAATACCGGGGACCAGATCGAGTGTATTAGCGCGGATATACGCGTCTTTAACCACGTTCAGAGTAGGGACGATTGTCTTACCGATAACTCGGGAAGTGATCTCGAACATGCGGTGCAAACCATTCTTCTAAGAAAAGGGGCGGGTGGTTATCAGGGCTCCACGCTCGGGAAACGCCAGATGTGATGACGTCCGATCTCGGACAGAGTTGTGTATTCGTTGACTCTGATGAGTAGGTCTTCGTCGGATTCCTGGCGCTCCCTGTATGCCCAACCCCCGCGTTTGCTGACGCCGGGTATAGGCGGGATGTTCGGATCAAACTCGACAACCCAATTGTTCTCACGAAGCATCCGGTAAAACGACCGGAGACGCTTCAGCTTGTATTCTTTCATGCCTTTGCCGCGTGTGGCGATGTATTCGCCATGATCCCTCAGTCGTTTATGCGGCGTGCACTGAGAAAGAGGCTCTGGTACCTTGAACGGGTATTCGCGGCGGATAACCTGCCGGGCGGTCAATTTGCCTCCGTACGTGTGAACGTGCCATGAAACAGCCTGTGGTGTCACACCGTACATCCGGGCGATATCCGCCTCAGTCTCCCCCGTAGCTTTCAGGGCCTCAATCACTTCTAGTGAGAGGCGGGGGAGCTGTTCTCTGGTGGTTCTCATCGGTCCTCCTTGTATTACAGACCAACGTATCTTGCATCTTGTTACAGCGCAAGGCACAACCCCCTCGATACTTGACAGTGCGACGTAGTTTTCTGGTGTCCCAGATCTGGGACTCTTCCCCCGTGGGAGAAAGTAGACCACTTGATCTAGTCCGGCGCAAGTGTCAAACGTCACTAAGTTCGTAGCTGAACCGGCATCGTCACAACCGATACCGGCGTTACAGCTACCAGACCACGACTCGATCCGCAGCGGATCCGCTGGTCAACACCACCACCGGGATCTGCAGTAGCGACTCTTCTTGTCTTTCCCGCGGTCTTTGCCCGGGCCGGCTGAGTCGTGTTTGCTCTCGGATTTCTTCTCCGGATCGCACGTCGGCAGGTCACCGTGGGCCACGTGCCAGTCAGAATCGGCCCTCAGACCGCCGTGCTCCAGCTGGTGAGACACCGACCGATGCTCGCACCCGGAGAACCCGTCAGCACGCGCTGACGGGGCTACCAGGACCGCTGCGAGAAGCGCTCCGCAGACGAGGAACACAGACAGGCTCAAGGCTGGTCCTCCAGTTTCGGCATAGGCCAAGCGCGGACCGATCGGTCACGAGGGCACAGCTCCGCGTCCTCCAGTGAGGTGTGTGCCCACGCCAATTCCTCGCGGGCGTTCGGGTAGATCCGGCTCATCGGTTCCCCGCAGTCCATGCAGGGGAGGCGAAGGTTGCTCATTGTTGGTCCTTTTCGGCTAGTAGTTGGGCGCTGCGTCAGGCCTGGTGGTGGCTGGGCGGATCGGACCGATCCTGGTCGCCCAGTACCGAGTGGACCTGGCCGACGATGAACCAGACGACGAAGGCCAGGCGCTTAGTCATTGCTCTCTGCCGAGATCAGTTCCTGAAGTTGTCGCCAGAGCTCGTCCCTGTAGGCGCGGTTCGCAGCCCAGTCAGGCTGGCCGATGCTCTCGAAGGCGATCTGCCTGGCGTGTCTCCACATTTCGTAGAGCTCGTTGTAACGATTCGACGGCATGCTCACACCTGCCTCACTCTCTTCAGCCCGACGGTTCCCGACAGGTTCTCTCGGACGAACGCCCACGACTCAGTACGTACCCACGACGCGGTGAACAACCCCTCAGCGTGGACGGCGGCGTGGTGCTTGCAGAACAGCAGCTCGAACTGACCGTTCTCCCACCGCTCCATAGCCGCGGCAGAGCACGCGTCGCAACGATCGGTGAGCCGCAGCTCCCCGGGAGGCGTTGCGACATCCTCCCGGGGAGGCGAAACCTGGTCTGGAGTGGTCACGCGTCCACGTCCTCTCGCTCGACGAACTCGACGTACACCTTCGCTGTCTCCAGATCGGTGTTCAGGATCTTGAACCAGAACGGGTTATCACCCCGCTCGAACTGGTACAGGTCGTACGACCCGTTGGTCTTCGCGACCAGCTGCCAGTTGTCCGAGCGGTGCATCGCCCCGTACTCGGTCTCGAACCACTCCCCGCTCACGCTTCCTCCCCTGTAGCTGCGAGAACGTCTTCGTAGGTGTCCCACCACTGCGGGCAGTCGTTGCAGAACCACTCTCCGGGCCGAGAGTCGCTGCTCGTTCCGGGGCCGCTTTCTGGCCGCTTGATCACGAAATGGTGCGCGCATGCATTCACCGGCCTTCCCCCTCGGTATCCAGTGCAGCGAGGATGTCTTCGGCGACGTGCTCCAGGAAGTTGTGCCGAACACGCGCATGCCCAGGACCGCTATCGCACCATTCCCCACACGCGCAGTGCGCCGGTTTCGGGTCCGCGATGAAACTTGCGGGGACAAACTCGTGCCGCCCGAGGGCTTCTGTGAGTACTGCACGCAACTCGTCGTTCACAGCCCCACCGCTTTCGTGATCAGGAACATCAGCGCAGCCCCGGCGACGATCGCACCGACCGACAACACCAGTTCGATGCTCAGCGGCAGGCCCGGGTTGCTCCGTCGGTACAGCTTGCGGAGCTCAGCCGGCGAGTACGACGCCGCGATGATCTGATTGAACGCTTTGAGCTCTGTCTCGTTCATCAGGGCACCACTTTCGCCAGGATTACCAGCGCGTCAGCCAGGCCGCTGGCCCGCCCCCCGCTGACTAGGCAGTCCTCTTTGTCGCCGCGGGCCGTGGCCGCTTCGCAGAATCGAAGCCACTTCACGCGCTCGTCGTTGATCAGGTCTATTGCATCGCTCAAGGTCATCGGGTCTCTCCTCGCAGCGCGAGCTCGGTAGCAGCGGCAGCAGCCGCGACACGGTTCACCGAGGTGACCATGTGCTGAAGCTCCGGGGTCGAGAGCGTGGCGAACCACGCGTGTGTGCTGGTCATGGTGTTCCTCTCGTTACGTGTCAAGCCGCGATGCGGCGTGTAGTGGTCTTGGATGTGTCGATCAGGTGCCGCCGGCCTCGCTCGTCGAGGACCGTGAGCACGGTGCCCGCGGTGAACAGCACCCGTGCTGTCCAGCCAGCGGGTCCGCGTGATGCGATGTGGACGGTCATGCCGCCCTCCACCCGAACGAGGCGCGGATCTCGTTCATACCGACGATCCGGTCGAAGTCGTCCCGATCTATCCACCGCCAGGACTTGACGGTGTACTCAGACCCGTAAGAGCGGTCCGCGATCTTCCGTCCCAGCTCGATGTGGGCCATTCTGTACTTCGCATCCTCGGGGTCGTCGTGCCGAGCAGCCATAGCGAACACACTGGTCGCCGTAGTTCCCCAGTCGCCGTAGAGGGTGCCGGTGACATAGCCGTGGATATCGGCCAGGTTGAAGCTCAGTCCCTTGGTGGGGTTGATGGTGTCAGTAGCGCTCATGGTGACCTCCTAGGTTGGTTACGAATCAAGTGAGTGAGCAGCCGTGAATCGAACACGGTCAGCGCGGTGATGTCGGCTGAGCGAACCTGCCTGCTCGTGCCAGCTCGTCGTAGCCACGTGCAACGGCTCAGAGCTGGACTTCAAAGTATGTTGTGGGCCGGGGCTCCGCATTACACGGGATTTGCATCAGGGTCAACGCGCGGTCTGGGCTCGCCTGAATCTTGCTGGCCTTTGTTGTGTTGTAGGTCTACATTAACCGATCTTGCGGTTACGTGTCAAGTGAGTTAGTCGAGGAATTTCTCGGCGGATTGCCGACGCCTATCCCGTCCCGTGACCCTTCATCAGACAACCGCGCGTACGCCTGCGCGAGGACGTCGTCGACTCGGACCGTCTTCTTACCCGCCCGCTGCGCCGAGGCCAGCAGCACCGCGACGATCTGGCCGACACCGATCAACTCGCGCAGCTGGGCAGTCTCACGTCCGTGCTGCCTGTCGAGCTCCTCGACCATGTCGAGCGACTGCTTAGCCAGCAGCCGGTAGTTGAACTCCAGCACGTCGCGACTCACCCCGGACACATCCTCGCTGGCGGCCTTCCGCAGGTCCTCACGGCGCAGCATCAGGCACGCACCAGACGGGCCGAGCGGATGCACTCGGACTGCTCGATCGTCTCGGTGCCGTAGTCGTGCGCGTACCAGACGGTAGCGACGCCAGACATCCCGAGCTTGGTCACGGTGCCGACGTACTCCCGGCCATCCTCGGGCGAGGTGAACCGGACCGAGTCACCGATGCGGATGATGTCCATGAGATGTCCTCTCTCTGAGTGGTTACGAATCAAGGTCGAGCGACGACCGCGTAGCCTGCGATCACCGCGAGCATCACCGGGATGAAGCTGATGATGATGAGTGCTGCGGTCATGTCCACGAGGTTACGCATCAAGTTTCTTCGACGCAACCCTTGACACGTAACCGCAGTTCGTGCATTCTTGATTCATCGCGATCGGGGCGATCCCCCGACTACCGAGTTCACAGTCCCCCGGAAGGGCCGGCGGACAGAAAGGAGTCCCGAAATGAACAGCACCGTGAAGCAGGCCATCGCCCTCGGTCGCGAGGCCGGTGTCCAGGTTCAGCCCTGGGGCGGCGATGAGGTCCGCCTGAACGGCGGGATGATCATGTCCGCCTCGGACGCGATCGGCTGGGGCATCCGGCGGGCAGCCGTCCGGTAGTCCCGGCCCTCGGCCCCGGGTAACACCGGGGCCATCCCGATCCCCTCATCCATCAACCATCCACAACTCGAAGGAGCCACCAATGACCACCATCGCCCGCCGCATCGCCACCGGCCTGTTCCTGCTCGTCGCTCCCGCGGTCATCGCCACCCCCGGCTGGATCGCTTCGGCCGATCCGATCTCGTTCGATCAGTCGTCGTTCCCGTGCGAAGAGGACGAGGTGCTCGGGTTCAGCCCCGAGTTCGGACCCGACAAGGTCGGATGCATCCACATCGAGGACGTGCGATGAGCTGCAGCGCTGGGCAGCAGATCGAGGTCGGACTGAGCGGCGATGAGCACCACGTGGTGACCGAGGATGCGGCTGCCTACCGCAACTGGCTATCGGTCCTCTCACACTCCGACTCCGAACCGTACTCAACCCACTGACCGTCCGAGGCTCATGACCCTGCCCCCCGGCTTTCGCGAGTCGGGGGGCTTTCTCATGCCTCGACCCGGAAGGCCCCGTAACGCCGCCTCACGTCCACGCTGAGCCTCGAACACCGCGAGCCGGTGTCAGCGGTGCGGAATGTCAGGAGTCGGCCGACAGCGTCGACGTCGAGCTCCTCCTTTGATCCGTAACCGATCGGGGTTCGAACTCGCCGCTTGACACGTAACCGTGTCGCGTCGCATACTTGAGTCACCTCGCCCGGGGCGGTCCCCCGGCTACCGCGCTCATCAGTCGGAGAGTCCGACGAAGAAAGGAGTTCGAAATGAACACCAACCTGATCACCATCCCGGCCGCCGAGGTCGTGGTCGGCGACACCATCGTCGCCGGTGCAGGCACCGTCCTCGCTCCCGAGGACCTCGTGGTCCGCCGCATCGAGTCGGATCGGACCTTCGTCCGGTTCAACGGGATGGTGGACATCCACCAGCGGATCAACGTCCGCGTCGCCCGGTAACCCCGGAGCCCCACGAAGCCCCCGCTACGGCGGGGGTTTTTTCATGCCCGCACCACGTCGAGACCCGATCCCATCCCGAGCCATCGTGCCCTGATGCCGATTGCTGGCCCCTCACAGCCCCGCAGAGCGACGATCACCCGCCGCTCGATAGACCGCCCCCGTCGACCGGTCTCGTCGCGGCAGAGGACCAATCGCCCTCCCTCGAACCACGAGACCGACCTCGAACACCGGGGCTGACCCCATCGAAGGCTGATCCCCGCCATCATCCGCCGCGCGATCGAACCCCGAAGGCGCGAAGCATCCGACGAACTCGACCCCGATCCATCGATCCGATCGACGTCGAACGCGAGCTTCGATCCACGGAACGTCGGCTCGATCCCGAAGCCGGGCATCCCCTCGATGCGGAGCCCCCGTCGATCCCGAGCCACATCGCATCCGCAGTCGAGTCGGCATCGAGCTCGGCGCATCCTCGGTGCCGAGGCGCTGTCGCATCGGGCACAGGGCGTCGCACAGGCAGGGGTGCTGTGAGGCAGCAGGGGGTGCGGGGTACAGGGGTAGGCAGGGCCAGGGCGGGGTGTGGGTGCGCAGGGTGTGTGCGTGCCGGGGGAGTGGGTAGGCAGGGTGCGGGGTGCGCCGGCTGGGGTGTGCAGACTCGCAGCGCACAGGGGGTTGCGCTGCCGGGTGGGTGTGTGGTAGACTGGGTGTACTCCGGCAGACGGGGTCACAGGGGACGCGCGGCGCGCGGGCCCCTAGGGGGGCACCCCTACCCCCCGCGTGTTGACCGGATGGTAA